TCAGTCGTGCAGGTGTTCGGCGGCGTGCAGGGTATTTTCCAGCAGGCAGGCGCGGGTCATCGGCCCGACGCCGCCCGGCACCGGGGTGATCCAGCTGGCGCGTTGCGCCGCCACCTCGTATTCCACGTCGCCGACCAGGCGGCCGTCGGCCTGGCGGTTGATGCCGACGTCGATGACGATGGCGCCTTCCTTGATCCACTCGCCCTTGACCAGTCCCGGCTTGCCGGCAGCGACCACCACCAGGTCGGCGCGCGACACATGGTCGGCCAGGTCGCGGGTGAAGCGGTGGGTCACGGTGACGGTGCAGCCACCCAGCAGCAACTCCAGAGCCATGGGCCGGCCGACGATGTTCGAGGCGCCGACCACGACCGCGTCCATGCCGTACAGGTCGGCGCCGGTGCTGGCGAGCAGGGTCATGATGCCTTTCGGGGTGCAGGGGCGCAGCAGGGGCATGCGCTGGGCCAGGCGGCCGATGTTGTAGGGATGGAAACCGTCCACGTCCTTGTCCGGGTGGATACGCTCCAGCAGCAGGGAGGCGTCCAGGTGGGCGGGCAGGGGTAGCTGGACCAGGATGCCGTCGATGGCGGGATCGTCGTTCAGGCGGTCGATCAGGGCCAGCAGGTCGTCCTGGCTGGTTTCGGCGGGAAGATCGTAGGCCTGGGAGAGAAAGCCGACTTCCTCGCAGTCCTTGCGCTTGTGCGCCACATAGACCTGAGAGGCCGGATCGGTGCCGACCAGGATCACCGCCAGGCCGGGAACGCGCAGGCCTTGCTGGCGGCGCTCGGTCACGCGTTGGGCTATCTGCTGGCGAAGGTTGGCGGCGATCGCTTTGCCGTCGATCAGTTGTGCGGTCATGTCGGAAGGGTAACCATCGAATCGGGTGGAAAAAGGACGCGCATTTTCGCATGGACGCCGCCCGGGGCAAAGGAGGCGACCCGCGGATTTGCCGTAACTCCTTTATATAGCTGAATTTTTTTAAAAAACCCGTTGACGGCCTTTCGCCCCCTGTATAACATGCGCCCCGCTTGCCGAGCACAGCCGGACGCAGGGTAAGAGGTAATGCAAGTCGGTTGCTGACTTTGTGATTGCCAGAGCTTAAAGTTTGCGCTCAGCATTGAATGCAGATGAATAAAGCGCCCGTAGCTCAGCTGGATAGAGCATCCGCCTTCTAAGCGGATGGTCGCAGGTTCGAGTCCTGCCGGGTGCGCCATTCGGCGAATCGGCAAGAAGCAGGCGATGTTTTACCGCAAGTCGTAATATGGTGGGCGTAGCTCAGTTGGTAGAGCACAGGATTGTGGCTCCTGGTGTCGTGGGTTCGATTCCCATCGTCCACCCCATATTCCGAAGCGCCAGGCCCGGGGCCTGGCGTTTTCATTTCCAAGCAGTGTCCCGCGGACGTGGTGGAATTGGTAGACACACTGGATTTAGGTTCCAGCGCCGCAAGGCGTGAGAGTTCGAGTCTCTCCGTCCGCACCACCTTCTAAATCAAGTGTTTACGAGCTTCAGCGGCCCTCCACGTAGATGCGCTGGATTATCAGCGTGAACAGAACGTGAAATGCGACTTTCACGGACTTGATCAAGAACACCAACCGCATCCCTTACCCTGGCCGGCGCAAGATGGGCATATCGCTCAGTCATCGCGACTGTCGAGTGTCCGAGCAGATCCCGAACATCCGCCAACGGAACGCCGGCGCTGACCAGCCATGCCGCGCAGGTGTGGCGCAGGTCGTGAATCGTAAAGTCCACAATCTTCGCTGCCTGGCAGGCCTGCTTGAACCCGGCTGATAGCGAAACCACTCGATCGCCGTTGGCTCTGGCAAAAACCCAGGGGCATTCCGGACTGGTCTCGGATCTGAATGCCATTCGTCGCTTTAGTGCTGCCATCGCACCTTCGTTGATCGGGATGCTCCGGCGCTTGCCTGCCTTCGTGTGGGATGCCTCCAAGTAGATCAGTCGATTTGCGAAATCCACTCTGCGCCACTCAAGGCCGAGCATCTCTTCCCGCCGGCATCCGGTGTTCACCGCTAGGCGGATGAAGTCCTCGAGCATCGGGCCAAACTTCTGGCCGCGCGCAGCCCGACACAGAGCCTCTATCTCCGCCCTAGTAAGCCAACGATCACGTCCCTCGGCCTCGCGCATCTTCCGTCCCTTCACCGGGTTAGGAAGGGCCCACTCCAGTTCCGTGTTGCAGTGGTTGATCGCCGCGGACAGTGCGGCGAGTTCTCGGTTGATGGTTGCCGGGGATGCGCCGGCATCCAACCGATGCGCTCCGTATCCCCGGATGTCCTGGCCCCCTAGATCGTTGACCACGCGTCCGGCAAAATACTCGCGCAGCGGCTTTATGCGGTGCACGGTCGTTTCGTAGCTGCGCTGATGCTGGCGAGCGTGTTGCAGGTACGGAATGATCACCTCCTCAAAGGTCCTGGGCGGATTCACGCCCATTTCCTTTTCCTTCCACGCTTTCGCGCGCTCCTGTTGCTCTAGTGCTTTCGCCGCCGAGTAGTCGGCAGTTCCAGAAGAGCGTCTAACAAGCTTTCCTGTTGCTGATTTGAAAGAGATCCACCAGTAGGCGGAGTCGTTTCTCTTGTACGGCATACTTCCTCCGGTACGCCGACCGCGTCGCGCATGCTAGCAGCGGCTTCCTCTTCAAGCATCTGTTCGAGCTTTTCCTTGTGGACCCGGATGGTCTTTTTGAACCTGACCACCGGGATCAGCTTTTCGTCCGCGTAGCGGTAAGCGGTCCTGCGGCTCACGCCGAGAATGCCGGCGGCCGCCTCAACTGAAATCAAAGACATAGCGAGACCTTGGCCGATCAACGGCATCGGGTTGGCGGGTAGAATTCGTGGAGGCTTGGCCGGGCAGGGCGCCCGCATCGGGCAATGTGGGGGTTAACTGCTCGGTCAGGCCTTCTGGTAGGATTTGAACGCCCAGCCGGGCGGGCCTCAGGAATAGGCCCTAGTGGGCTCGGCTGGGCTACTTCGGTTGTTTCTGCTTGTTGCGGCGAGCGATGATCAGTTGCTTGGATGCCGTGGCAACTCCCTTTACAACGTCCTCCGGGAGAAGCGCCTCATTGCAGTGCGGGCAAAGCGGAGCCATCTTCGTGCTGCGCCACGCTTCGTCGATCACCTTGGCCGCACGGCTGCGGATTGCAAACTGCTCTGCCTCATGAAGCTCACGTCGGCGCCTGTTCAAGTCCTTCAAGCCGCCGTCGAATACCTGTACCAGGTGCATGAAGGCATCAAACGGCTCGACCTCCGTTTCACAGTCGCTGCACCAGATGCGGCGCTCCTTGTCGTCGTAGACCATTTTCCTGTGACGGCATGAAGAAACCGGGCGCCTGGTCAAGCCTCGGGCAACTCGAAGATCCTCGATCTGTACAACCTTTACGCCGTATAGGTATTCATGGGGTTCAATGGGTGCGTCGCTCACTCCCCACCTCCCATAGAGGTGCCGATCTCGGCGGCGGCGCGGACGATTGCTCGCCGAGTTGCACGCGGGCCGTCACGTTCGAATATTTCGTGTACCGCTTCCGGCGCGCCATCCCAAGCGCCGCCCACTATGACGGCGACACCTGAGTCATAGCTTTCGTAGCGGATATCCATGTTCAGACGCACAGCCAGCCTCAGCGCGTCGCCATCGTCATCACGCGGGTTCCATACGCCGTCAATAGCCAAACAACTCCATCGCGTGTCCCGATGGTTTACTTCAATGCCTGCTTCTCCGTCTCTCGGGTGGTACATATCCTGTGCCACACAGTCCAAATACAATGCATCAGGAATTCCAGCCGCCCGCGCCGCCAGTTCGAGTAGTGTGCGGTCGTTCATTGCGTTGCTCCTTCTAGGGCTGCGTCGATTTCAGCGTCTAGGTCTTCCTGGTTGAGTACTATGTTCTCCGGGGTCATCCCGGCGAATACGCCGCCTTGTCTGATCGTTTCGAGGTCTCGCTCTCGCAGCCACCGGTAGCGAGCGGCATCCTTCGCCATGCGCCGAATCTGCTCTGGAATGCTGACATTGCCGCCGTCTGGAGGGTCCATGTAGTAGGTGCCAGGCAGGGCGCTTGCGCACTCCTTCAAGTACTGCTCCAACAACTCGCAGTGTTTCTGCGTGTCCTTGTGGGCGCAGTTCTCCGCCTTGAGCCGAGCGCTCAGCAGATCAACCTCGGCAATCAGCTTGAGGATGGCTTGTGGATTGGCGGCGGCACGGAATGCGGAGTCTTCGCCGCCGGCTCCGGATGGATTGGCGATGTACCGCTCCGCCAATTCCTTCAGCTTGTTGATATCGGTCATGGCTTGGTTCCTTTGATGATTTCGTCAAGATCGATTGGCACATTGATGCTTTTCAGCATCTCGGCGAACTGCTTCAGTGCCCCACGCAGAACCTCGTTCTCCGCCTTGATCTGGTCTTTCTCTCGCGTCCATTCCAGCCATGCGTCAATGTCGTAGTCGCCTTTCATGCCTTGACGCAGCCTGTCGCTCTCCGCCTTGAGCTGGTCGATCTCGTCCAGCAGGGCGAGGATGGTCTTGGGGTTGGCGGCGGAATCGAACAAATCCCAAGCAGCGGAGATCGGCTCATCCTCGCTCCGCTCAATTCGGATCACGTCCTCAGCAAGCCTCCGCAGCTCTGCGTGGTCGGTCATGATCTGGTCCGCCTGCTTTACGCTTTCCAGCAGTTCGTTAAAAAGTGGCTCATCCATCACTTCACCTCTATTCCGGCTTTCTGGAGGGCTGCTAGACATTCCCTGATTCCTCGGTTGAATTCGGCAAGCTCAGGATAAGCATCAAGTGATGAGCTACCATATGGCTTTGGCGGCCTCACCCTCAGAGCCGCGCGGCTGGCTTGCCAGGCCTTGAACGCAAGGTGAGCCGAGTAGTCTTTGAAGCAGTTGCGCTCATCCTGCCATTCCGACTCAAGGCCATGCTCGCGCAGTAGCCAAGCTTCAAACTCTTCTCTCATGTCAGGCACGGTCAGGACTCCTTTGGGTGGCCACGCAGACGGTCGGCCAACTCCATCTCGGCGTAATAGGCGCTCATGCTTTCGGCATCGTTGAGGTTCAACGTTCCGTAGACATGGCGGTTATAGAATTGCGTGGTGCCTAGGCAAGGCTTCGACAGGTTCAGGGTGTAGCCGCGCTTGTCGGCCAGGAACTTAGCGACTGCGGCGGATCGGCTCATGCCTGCTTGGCAGTGAACGATGATCGGTTCATCACCACACTCGTTCACGAAGTCGTGGATCTGCTTGGCGTCAATGTGGCTGAACACCCGAAAACCATCGCTTCCCAGGTATCCGTCTACATCATCAAATTCCAGCCGCAGAACGCGCTTGTGATCGCAGGCAAAGGCATACCAGTCGCCCTTGCTGCCGATGCTGATCACGTTACTCGGCGTCTCGATCCTGCTGGCATCCACTGCGGAGAGGAATGTCACCTCTCGCCTGTTCACTGCTTGCTCCATCTGCTCAACTCCTGTCCTTTCAACTCGGTCTGCTCGTATAGGTTCTGGAAGTCCCCGACGACCCGGAAGATTCCCAGGACGAAGAGAACGATGACTATCACTGCCAATATGGTTTCGTTGTCGTTGTCCACAGTTGGTCCTCCGGGGGGCGGATACGGTTGGGTTCGTTGGGGTTATTCGCCCGCTGCTTTGGAGATCAGGTGCATGAGCATTTCGCGCAGTTGCTCGCGCTCTAGCACCTGTCCGGTTTTCGCGTACTCGTCGGCCTGGCGCAGGATCGCGTCGATCTCGATGTTGAACATCGGCGAGAGCACGTCTGGCTCGCACTGCTCGAGCAGCAACTGGATTGCGCGGGTCGGGTGCGCCATCGTGATCCCGAGCCAGTTGTAGGCCGAGGCAGTGCGGTAGTAGCGAAGGCCGGCGATCTCATGCCGCTGAGGCGGGCGGAAGGGTTTCGTGCGCATATGCAATCCGGGTAGGTTGAGCCTACATTTTCCAGATTGCTGTATATGCGTACAGTGGTTGGCGATGGGTGGCTATGCCTGCTCCGACAGGTACTGCAACTCCCAGGTCGGGTGGAACTTCCTTGGCTTGCTTTCGCCGTCGAGCTTGATCATGAGGTGGGCGCCCTTGGCGCTTGTGATTGTCCCTCGCTCTTCGGTGCCGCGCCCTCGGTAAATGACTTGGCCGCCGCGCTTGCATGGAACGGCATAGGCCTTGCGGATGAACTCCATGCTCATTGCGTCCCTCCCTCCTGCTCGCCCAGCAGGTCGCGCAGGTCGTTCGCAATCTCAAGCATCTTCTTCGCGCGTGTCGTGGCTGCTTTCGTGCCTGCCGGAACGTTTTCGCAGTTCCAATCGGACTCTCGGCGGCACTCCCGCTCTATGCGTCGCAGCAAGTCCTCGGCGACCGGCACATGACCATCCGGGACCATGTAGAGTGCCTTGGTCCTGCGCTCGGTTCTCTCCCTTGATACATGCCCGCAACGACCAGCGAGCGATCGACTGATCCCTAATTCGCTGATGAACCCGACGAGGGACAGCTTATCAGCCATTGCCGTTCTCCTTGCCCTGGTTGAGCAGGACGCGAAGGTCTGCCGTTATCCGGTAGCATTCAGTCGGGAACGAGGTAGACCAGGCGCATGCGCAGTACTCTTCTGGGCCGCGGCATGGCTCGTTCATCACCTGCTTGGCGATCAGTCCATGGCGTTCAGCGCTTTCCTGTATGCCTGCCCCATCGAAGCTTCCGCCATCGAGGGCTCCGCAGATGATCTCGCGCGCGAACTTGGCCATCCCCTGCACAAGCCCCTCGCTGACCGTCATACCGTTGATGCGCGCCAGTTCGTCGAGGCAGGCGTTCCAGCCGCTATTACGATTTAGCCCTGGGACGCCGGCATTTAGAAGCTTCCGCTCCGGCACAACCACCACCCTTGCGCGCAGTGTCGCGAGTTCGGCGCGAAGCTCCTCGATCTCCATCTCCATGCCGCCGCACTGCTGGCGGGCAGCATCTCCCTTTGCCGCTGCGTCCTCGGCCATGGCTAGTTTGGCGACTAGGGCGTCGTAGTCGGAGGCCAGGACGACCTCATACCCCATTACTGCCTGCTCGCCCTGGGTCAAAGAGCGCATGCTCGGCACGTCGAACCGCTTCACCTCACTCATGATCTACCTCCTTGCCGGGCGCGGTCCAGGCGCTCGATCTCGGCCAGGATCAAGGCGCCGGCACGCACGTAGTTGGAACGCGCGTCTCTCGGCTTCCACCACTTCGTCACGAACGGCCAGATGGCGGGCGCTTCGTCATTGGCTCCGTTGAGGATGTATGCCGCTGCGGCGCGCGGAAGTTCGGCGGCGCAATAGAGGTCGTCGTGCTCCGGCGTCCAGCCCTCGGCGGTGATCTGCCGGCGGCGCTCTGCCTGCACGTCGATCCATGCCTGCGGCACCGAGTTGCCGGGCACGTCGGCGAGTATGGAAAGCAGTTGGCGCTCAGCCGTAATTCGGGTGTCGTGGTCCTTGTCGCTCATCATGTTGAGAAGCGGCTCAATCGGAACCAGCTTCCAGCCCTCCGGCACGCTGTGCTGAGCCGAGTTGCCGGGCGCGGCGGCGAGCAGTTTTCGCGCAATTGCTTGAGCATGCTGTTCGCGCACGATACAGTAGCCATGCTCGTCGCCTTGTTCCGAGTGCTCAGCATTATCGGCAAAAATCTGCAAGATCATGTCGTCATCCGGCACGCTGTGCTGAGCCTTGGCGACCGCTAGCGCCTCGTTGAGCCGGAACCCTTCGTGCACCCAGTCCGTCAACTTCCCTTCCAGCTCCGCGACCCTGGCCAGGGCGACTTCCAGCCGCTTAGCGTTTTCGTCGCGCTCGTACATCACTTTCATGCACTTTTCGAAGCTGCCAACAGGGTCACCTTTGGACTCACTCAGGCGCTCGACTTCGACCAGGGCGGCGTCGCGCTCTTTACGCATTTCATCCCAGTCCGCGAGGCGCTGCTCTGCCTGCTCTGCCCACGAATCGCGATCCGCCCGCAGCTCCCCGACGATGCGGTCGTGCTGTTCGAATAGGTCAGCGGCTTTCTCGGCGTACTCGACGATGGAAACGTCGCACCCTGTATCGCGGCCTTCGGCATCCTCGAAGCGCAGATCAACGTTGTCGCCGTCGATGTCTTCAGCGTCCATAGCGCCGATGTTGCGCAGGACGAACGCGACTTCTGCTACCTCCGGCCGCTCCTCTTCCCCTACCAGGTCGGTCCCCCACTTCGCTACAGGCACTTCGAACCGGTCGTTGGCTACATCAATGGCGGCACGCAGGGTTGGGGCCGGAGAGGGTTGAGTCTGCGCTGGGGAGGGTTGCGCCAGGGCGGCGCGGGCCATCCACCCCTTCTTGTTTTCCCGTATGGAGTGGTGGTTTTCGTTCAGATCATACTTGTCTTCAATTCCATACTCCTTGCAGGCCCAGGCTAGGAACTTCTCCAGCTCATCCCCGCCTGCCTGCTCTACCGGTGCCTTGTTCAGTTCCTTGCTCACAATCCCTTCTCCTGCCGCTCAATAGCAGCGATGAATTCGACAATCTCTGTGCTGAGGTCCATGGCGCCAATGCTGTTGTGGACCCCGACGTAGCGGTTTGCGCGCTTCAGAAGGAGCACCGCTGTGCGCAGGCCGGAGTCACGCTTGGTCTTCGCCTTGACTTCCATCATCCACCTCCGGGTAGACCTGAACGCCCTCGGCGCCCTGGGCCTGGTTGATCGCTATCTGCCTCACCGCTCTCGCGAATAGCAGAATGTCGTCTGGGGTCATGAGCTGGCTTTCTTCGGGCCAGCCGGTGACCGTCACACCGCCAGGGCGGTGATGCGCTGTTAGCTGGTGCATGGGGTTATTCCTGTTCGGTCAGGGATGGCAGACTTCGACGACGCGGTGATAGTCGCCACGGAAGGGCATGGCCTTGTAGCCCTGGTTCATGGGGTAGATTCCCCAGGACTGGCGAGAGCAGGCCGCCATCATCGCCGCGTACTTGATGACCTCGATGACGTCTTTCTTGATGTACATGACATGGCCCTCATGCACCCATCGCCGACTTGATCTGTGCCGAGTGACTGCGGCTGACGGGAATCCAGTTCTCGGTTCCGAGCAGCAGCACTTCGCCGGCCTGGGTGTCGTCGGGCCGGCGCTTGAACATGCTGATCAGCGACCGGCGAACCAGGGCCTTACGGTGGGTGCGGATGAACTCGTCGGAGAACTCTGTTTCCAGTTCCCTGATCGTGTCGCGCAGCAGCAGGAACCCATCCGCGTAGTACGCGATGACGTACTTATCCTCGGCGACGAAGTGGGTGATCTGCTCAACTGGGATTTCCTTGGAATGTTTGCCGCATGTGGCTTTGAGTACGGTTCTCATGCTGCCACCCCCAGCACCTTCTCCATGCGCTCCTCGAGCAGTTCGTAGAAGGTCTTTACTCGCTCGGACAGCTTGCGTATGTAGGCCTCATCACGGTGGACGCGCACCATGCAAAGTGGCATGCCTGGCCAGTAGCCGAGGAAGTCGATCCACTCGCGCTCCGAAACCCAAAGGCCTCCATAGCACTGAGCCGCGTGCTCGGAAGGCAGCTCGCCTGCGATGATCACGCTCACCAGCTTTTCCGGTACCTTGGTTTTCACCTCTATCAGGCCGTTGTCGCCGACCAGCCCATCCGGCGAATAGCCGATCCCGTGGTTCAGAATGATCCCGGCCTGCTGGATCTGATCTGGCTCGGCATCTGTGCGCAGGCAGTACAAGTCGCGCACAACCGGCTCAAGCTTGTGACCCCTGGCGCTGCTACCGTTACCACGCCATGGCTCGGCCTCTGCTCCGGTGATCCGCTCACCAATTAGACGGTCCATGTAAGTGAAGGCGCCAACGCCGAACCCTGCCTGGCCTTTGCCGTTAACCATCAACACGTCCAGTTCGGAGCAGGTTGCGATTCCAAGACGCGCGTCAAGCCACTCCTGGGAGCCCTGCTCCAGGTCCTTGAAGATCTGCATGATTCACTCCTGGGAGCGCTTGGCGCGCTCGCGAGCCTTGGTAAGCCGTGCCAGTGCCGCATCGAAGTCGGCGGATGGGACACCCTCAGCAGAGCCGTACATAGCATCGAAGGCTTCTTGCGTGTCCTGAAGGCATTGGGAGAGAAGGGTTTTCAGTTGCTGCGCCTGAGCTTGGGTAATGAGCTTCTTTGGCGGCACAGCCGCGTTGCCGTCGTCGTCCTCGCCGCGAGTGGTGATGTTCAGCAGTGCGGACAGCACGTAACGCTTGCCGTAGCTGACCGATGATCCAAGAGACTGAACGGCGTTCTTGCTGCCACTTGTGTCTAGCGGAACGAGCATCGTCGTCTGCTCTCGGTGTCCGGCGCAGTGCATCAGAATTCCAGTAACCGAAACGCCAGTCTGAACAGTCTCGACGCGGAAGCTCACTGCGAAACCGAACCGCTGCATGATCGGCTTCACGATGTCGTTGATGTCTTCGAAGGTCGCGTAGTTGCTGCGCTTTTGGCCGTTGACGGTGATAGCGCCACGCTCGGCAATGCTCGGCAATTCGCTTTGCATGGCGGCCATGGATGCGTTGAACTCAGCCTCTGCGCTGCGGGACTGCATCCGTTCGTGCATGGCCATAAGCCGCTCCATCTTCTCGATGTCGCACGCAGGGTCAGCAGCGGCACGCTGGATCACTTGAAGGATTGTTGCCGACTCACCAGCTTGGATTACGGCAGCACCTTCCTGCCGCTGTGCAATGGAGTTGCTCATGATGGGCCTCAGTAGTTGATTGTGATGTGAGGAACCTTGCGCTGAGCGATCAGTGTGATCGCCTGCTTGGCGCATTCCTCGGGCATGCCGCCGGCGATCAGGGCCGCCAGGGCTTCGTTGTTGATGGCTTTCTTGTGGGCCTTGTCGGCTTCTCGGGCTGCTGCCTCGCGCTCGATCCTGGCTTGCTCGTCTGCCTGCCGTTGGCGCTCTGCGGCAGCGGCTTCTTCGGCGCGCCGCTGTGCATCACGCTCAGCCTGCTCGGCGCGTTGCTGTGCTTCCAACTTCTCGCGCTCCGCCTTCTCGGCAGCGAGTCGCAGTTCCAGTTCCCGGCGCTCGGCGGCAGCCTTTGCCTCGGTTTCGCGGCGAGCGGCGGCTTCGCGTTCTTCCTGGGCGCGTCGTTCCGCTGCAAGGCGCTCGGCCTCGGCTGCTTCGCGGGCAATGCGTTCCTCGCGCTCTTTCTGCTCGCGAGCAGCAGCTTCGGCGCGCAGTCGCTCCAGTTCGGCCTGCTCGGCTTCATACTTCTCGCGTGCAACGAGGGCTTCGCGCAGCGCGGCCAGGGCCTTGTCCTTGGTACGGGCGGCCTCGGTTTCGAACTCTCCCCAGTCCTCGCCAATCAAGAGACCTTCCAGCCATTCAATGTTGGCTTTCAACTCGGTCGAATCTAGGTCGCGGCATTCAAGACGCAGGTTGATCTGATCGATGCCGGCCTGGTGCTTGGCCTTGCGCATTTCCTCGCGCTGCTCCCACTCCGTTAGCGGCTGGCGTACCTCCGCCTGCCAGGAGTCCAGAAGGTCACGCATGCGCTTACGCTCGGCATCGACCTTCTTGGGCACTTCCTTCAGCTCGGCGACCAGTTCCTTGCCTACATTGTCCAGCGCCGTCTTAGAGCGGGCGACCTTGTAGGCGATGGAGGCGATGGCATCGCGGCCCTTGCGGGTTGAAACGTCCGGCACGAAGCCGTCGATTTCCTCGCGAATCTTGGCCAGGAACGGGTCAAGGCCATTGGCTGCCGAGTAGACTTGCAGAGCGGTTTCTTTGGCTGGTACTTCGACCAGTTGGTTTTCTGCGGACATGAATGATCCTCGCCGCGCATGCGCAGCCAGTGAAGGGAGGGGTTATTGGCCAGTGGCCGTAGATTCTGCGGTGATGATCCCGCCCCAGATCGGGCCGGCTGCGAGAATGAACAGGTACAGCAGGCCGCCGAAGAGGCTGCCTAGCCAGATTGCTGTGCGTCTGGTGTTCATAGCCCTGCCACCTCAACAAACGCCACGGCGAACATGAACACGCTGCCCACAAAAAAGCCGCCGAAGATCAGGACTTGGGCGGCCTCTTTCAGGTCTATGGTGATGGTCATGGCGTGCTCTCCATTGCTTCATCAACAGCTTTGTCTACGGCCTTCCCGAAAAGCCAGTTAGACACCTGATCGCCACAGTCATCGGTAAGCGACACCATCGGATAGACCCCGTCTGCGTCCGCCGACTTGTCCCGCAACCACCGATAGCGCTTAGCATCAGCCTCAGCAGCGCGCAGGCGAGCGATCAGGCCAAGTATCTCCTCTGCTGGAGTGTTGATATTTACATCCGTCAACACTGGCTCGTTACAGCAGACTTCCTCGCGCGCGCTCATGTATTCGGCCCCGGATTTGAAATTGCCACAACAGACGAATGCCCTCTTGTGGCAGTACTCTTCCAACTCCGCCAATTGCTCATCACTGATCGATTGCACGATAGGGGTTGTCATTTCCCTTCCTCCTGGCGGCGGTAGCCGGCGTCAAATAGCGCGTAAAGCGTAGGGTACTGATATGGAACTCCTTGAATTGACATAGCCATATCACCGACTGCCTTCTCCCGCTCCTCGGCGGCGATCTGCTCAGGGGTTCGGAGCGGGCGGAAAGCAGGAAGAGATCCGAATTTCAAAACGGCATATGACCCGTACTGCCCCTTTCTTTTGCCTTCGCACCAACGGAATACGACACGGCCCTCGTCGTGAGCGAGTATCTTGGCTCGAAAGTACGCAATATCGGCGCCGTCCCAGATGGCCTCGGCCTCAATGCCAATCGGAGGAAAGCCTTGGCCGTCCCATGAGGTAGGCACAAGCCGCGGAACGGAATCTTCAATGAGGGACTTGCCTTCTTCTGGGTTGCAATACCTCATCCAAAAGGGAGGGCAGAAGTACATCGGTATCTCGCCATCCTTCAGCCACGGGTAGGCGAGTTTTTGGTTGTAGTGCGTCGCACCCTCTGGTGCCTTGTTCCAGTCAATGCTCATACTCGTCTCTCCCTAACCAGTCGTTCAGCGTTCTCGATCAGCGTTGCTTCGAATGCGCGGAACCAGATGCGTTGTGCCAGTTCCAGGTCGCCTCGGCGCACTGCAAGCAGTAGCTGAGTCATCGGGCACTCTTTGCTGTCGACCTCGGCAAGCCACTCAAGCACGAATCCGGCGAATCCGTAGACCGTAAACTCAGGGCCGATAAAGGGCCTTTCTTTCCGATCATGGAACGGCACGCAATCACCGTCCTCGCAGTTCAACAGCTTGCCGACTTGCTCAGTGACATACTCGCGGTCGCCGTTATCGTCTGGCGGCAGCGCGTTGTCCCAGCGCTCCTGGGCGTATTTCAATGCAGTGTTCATTTCTCACCTCAGTCGGTGTAGGCGATGTACTTGAACTGGCCTTTCTCTTCGTTGAAGTACTCGAAGCGGCCGCCAAACGTCCCGATCACGGCTTTTTCAACCTCGGCGCGCGAAGTGCCGATGGGGAAAACTCCCTTCTTGATCATTGACGCGCCCGAATGCGGTTCCCATGTCCAGTCGATTTTGGTTGGGTCAAGCACCCGAGGCTTGCTTTCGAGGAAAGCCCCATATCCACCAATGTCTAGGATGATCGTGTGAATCTCGCGCACACAGAGCGGATCGTCCGCCGCGCGCCAACCGCAGTCAGGACAGCACATGTCCGCGCTCGTATGCGCTGCACACGGAGGGCTAATATGGCAACTGCAATTCTCGACCCTCTCCAGCTCAATCACTCCCTCGCAGCCGCCGCGGTTGCAGATGGAGCCTTCCTCGTATCCGAGTTCTTTCATGTCTCACCTCGCGTTCGCGTGCATGCGGCAGCGTTCCGAATCGCTGTCGTCATACAGGCGAAAAAATGCCCGGACTTGCCGGGCTAATGAGCGGTAGGGTGGGGATGGCCGGAGTTTCACCGGCGGCTTAATTGGTCACTGCCAATAAGCTATTACCGCTATTCGCATGCGATACTTATCCCCATTGAAGGGTGGCGTCCTTGCCGGGGAAGTCAGCGGGCTCTGCGAACCTTGAAGCAGAGCATTGCCTCAGCGCTGTCAAAGACCTCTTCAAGATCCTTGAATGCCTTGTACTTGGCCTTGCTCCGGGTTTCGGCGTAAACCCTGTGTACGTAGTGGCGTGCGTCTCCGATCAGGTAATCGACCTGAAACCAGTCGAAGTCACCAGTCAGAACCTCCCATTCTTTGAGCGGCATCTGGCGAGCCATCCCCAGGTACTCAACATCATGAGTTGGGTGGTAGTTGTTTACTGCCTTGGTTGGGTCGGAGTCCAGCGCAACGCCGATGTAATTGCCGCGATCCTCAAGAATGATCCCGGGCTGACCGCAGGCGATCACCATGCGGCCAATGTGCGCTGGCACTCCGTATTGCTGGCAAACGTACTCCAGCGGCTGTCCGTATGACATCTCGCCTCCAGTGTGTATGCGCCAGGGCGCGGTTAGGCGGTTGGTTTGACTGGTCGAACTGAAACAACAACCCAAGCATCATTTCCAATAACAAATACACAGGAAGCTTCTTCGTAGGGGCCGTCGTAGAGGTTGCCGTCCGAACCTTCTTGCCCGAAATCGATCTTACCGTTCATATCGGCGATTCCATCCCAAAGCGGGCCAGTAGTCAGCGCATGCGATGCCCATTCCGGGGCGCTCTTCCAGTCGATATTTACGCTGTTCTCCAGCGGAAGCTCTGGACTCGGCATCCAGTATTTGACCTTGTAACATTTGCTTTCGCCTTTACGTTGGCACCATGCGCCTAACCATTCGCCTTCTCCCTCGTAAGTTGCTCCTTCTATTTCATATCGCCCACATACCGGGATCATGATCAGGCATTTGTCGCCAACGTTTGGTAGATGATCACTACACTTGATCCACTCACTCATCTATCACCTCACCAATAAATAGTCAGAAACAGAACAACGAACAGCGCTGCGAACTCAAAAAGGGTTGGCATGGATTCCTCTCTTGCCCGGGGGCTGGTAATTGGCTGTATGGGGGAGTGGTCTGGCCGGTGCTGCATCTCCGGCTCAGGGTGACCGCCTGCCTGACAGTTCAATGTCTGGCTCAAACACCCGGCTTGTTTGAAACGCGTCCGCGCATCAGCCTGCGCATTCAGACCACTCTCCGATACAGCCTGGGGTGGGGGCCAGGTGGATCGGGCCTGCGTTGGGGAACCCGGCAGGCGCGGGCGGTGACTACTTGTCGTATTTCTCGCCGCAAAATGGGCAGTAGGAGGCGCGAAGGAAGCTCTTCTGCTTCACGTTCTTCATGCCTCCCGACTTCTTTGGTGCCTGGAACTGGATCTCCACCGGGCATGCGGCACGATGGCTTACGCCTTCGCTCCCACCTAGTCCGAACACGTATCCTTGAAGCTCAACGGTTAGGCCGGTAGCGCCAGTGGGAAGCTGCTGCTGTACGTGTTCCCTCAGGCGCTGTTCCGACTCGCTGTGACAGTTGCACATGCCTTCCTCTCTTCCCGTATCAGGGCAAATGGATTGCATCCCGCTGCTAGCCAAGGCTTGCAGGGACGACTTTCATCGCTTCAGCGACAATCGAGTGAACTCCTTGTGAGTCAACCGTGGCGAACCCCTTTTCGGCGTGGTCCCACTGCTCATCCTCGTCTCCGGGGAAGTTGCTGCACGCCACTGAACAGACGCCAAGCCCGTCGGGCTTGAAGTAGAGGCGCACCTCCGGGCCGTCATCCCCGCGATCAAGCATCACGAGCACCTGGCCCAGGTCTTCGAACTCAAACAGCTTCGCGAACTGCTTCATTGGTATTCCTCGGTTTGGTTTCCCAGATGCCCCTCGGAGGAAGGGCATCGAGGAAATCGGTATTGCTCCCGCGTTCGCCTACTGGGCTTCTACAACCCGCGGGTGTTGCTCATTGCTGTCATTCCCCTGACTGCGGCGCCGATTGCCGCACGGCACAGCCAGGTTCCTGCCCATTACCGCCGGGGTGGCGGGGCGCATTGCTTTCCGGGTCATTCGCTCGGTTCGGTCTGGTCCTCGTCCGCCGCAGGTTCTTCCTGCGTTGCCCAGGCCCGCATTGCCTGAGCGCGGATCGCCGGTCGCCGGTAGAGGCAATGCGATCTGTTGTTGATGTGTTGTGCTGTCGGGTTGTGAAAGAGCGCGGCTCGGTGGCCTGGCCGGCGGTGTGTTGCTGGCGTTGAAGTGAAATTTAGAAAACTAAACGATTAAGGTCAAGGGATTTTTTTAGAAATCTAAACTTTTGGATTGAGCGGGCACAAAAAAGCCCGCGCTAGGCGGGCTATGTCCCTCTGGTTAAGGGTGTTACCGTGTGAGCATCTCGCGAAGCTTCATGCCATCAGCGATGCTCACGACCTTGGCCACTACGCCTCCTTGAGGCAGGAGTCCGTATTTCGATGGCGCTTGCCAAGTGACGGTTGAGCTGAGGAAGTAGTCGCCTGGCGGGATGTCCGTGAATGTGAAGTTTCCGTTCCCGTCCGCCACCGTAGTGATGGACCCCTGTCCTGATCGAGGATCTGGCGCCTCAAGCGCTTGTCCTCCTATGTAGTTCACTTCGTACCACTGTTTCGAGTAGGACGTAACGGGGACTAGGTAAACTGTGCTCCCTGCACCGAATTTCACATCTCCACCAACGGTCTTCATAAAGACCTGGCCAGTCAATGTGCCAGTCCCTTTTGTCGGAAGAGCGGCAAATTCAGCAGCAGGGAATGGAATTCTCGGGACCGGCTTTTGTTGAGATACGGCACAACCTGACAGCATGATCATTATTGCTGCTATGGCGATTAAACGCATGAAACCTCCTTGATTATCAAAAAGCCCGAGTGCCGGTCAGCACCTGACTACATCGCGCCGCCACGCCAAACGATACGACCGATAATGTCTACGCCGCGCATTCCGTCATCAGTGACAGGCTGGTCTGGGTATCGATTTTTGTCCTGATTATCTGATCGGATCAGCCATCCTCCTGATATCTCTCGGATAAGGCGCTTGAAGATCACTTCTTGGTCGGCATCATGCAGGGCGAACATCTTCCCGTTCGCGGGCTCCTTGCAGGAAACATCTATCAGGACGACCTCTCCGTCGGAGAGGGTAGGCCAGTTGCTGTCTCCCTGGTTGTAGGCTGCGCGAAGATTTTCAGCCTTCAGCCCCATGCGTCGAAGCCAGTCGCGCTTAAATGCCAATCCACCCTTGACCTCAACATGATCGTTTAGGTAGCCATTTCCCGACGAACCCTTAGCGGTGAGCTGGGGAATAAGAGCGTAGTCGGCCTCTGAAGGAGCTCCTTCATGTGCGGGAAGCTCCTTTTCTCCCTTCCCGGTTTCCAGCCAGGAGGCGCTGCATCGAAGCACCTTGGCCAAGGCGATCAGGTTCTTTCCTCTGGCCTTGTTGGTGCCATTGGTCCAGTGGGAGAGAGTCCCCTTGGAGACCTTGATCTCTCTGGAGATGTCTGCGGCGCTGATGCCTAAGGCATCCATGCGCTGGTTGAGTCTGTCTGAAAAGTCCATGTTTAGGATTCTAAATCCTTGTTGGTTTAGATAACTTGCATGCGACTGTTTATTTTTCTAAACTCCAGCAAAACCATGGAGGCAGCCGTATGAATTACGAACAGGCGCTCACCCACTTCGGAACAGGGCGAGCGATTGCGAAGGCCCTAGGCGTAAGCCCTGGGCGCATTTCTCAGTGCAAATCGGAAGGTGGGTTTTCCTATCAGCATCAGTGCGTCCTGGAGAAGGCATCCTCTGGCGCGCTTCAGGCTCGCGAAGAAGACGAGCCTAAGCGGATGGCGTCGTAACCATGACGGCCAGCCAATTAAACGCCGAGCAGGAAGCAAGGGCCCGCACGTTCTTAGGCGTCTCCTTGCATGGGGATGATCCGACTGCAATAGCCCGCACGTTCCAGACTTGGAGCGCGATGCTCGAGCGCTGCTACATCCCTGGATCCATGAGTGGAAAGCACTACCTTGGGCGCGGAATAGGCGTCTGTGAGCGCTGGTTCGTCTTCTCCAACTTCGTGAGAGACATGGGGCTTCGCCCGAAGGGGACGACTCTCGACCGAGTCGACAATGATGGCGATTACCTCCCAGAAAACTGCCGCTGGGCAACCCGCCAGCAGCAGGCGAGAAACACCCGTAGAAACAAAATGGTTGGCGATGTACTTCAAGTCGACGCCGCCATTGCATCAGGTGTTCTGGCGTCGACCATCTCCCGTCGCATGGCTTCTGGCTACTCAGCAGAAGAAGCCATTGATAACTCAAAGATCACCAAAGTGAAGCTCACTGCAGAGATGGCGAGAGCGATCAAGGATCGCCTGAAAACCGGTGATACCCAGTCCAAGATTGCTGCCTGCTTCGGTGTCTCTCGCCAGATGATCTCCGGAATAGCCTCCGGTCGATATTGGAGGTCTGCATGAACAGCATGGAAACCCGCGCTAGAAAAAATTACAGCCTCATCGTGCAGCGACTTGCATCGGTTGGAAATGCGCCGGTTGCGCATGCAGTCGGTTGCGACGAGTCGACGATCAGCCGGATGAAGCCGGAGAAGTTCTTGGAGTTCGCCCGGATCTTGGCTGTGCTGGACCTGAAGGTCGTAGGCAACGAGATGAAGTGCTTCAACGAGAAGGAGATCGCCGCGATCTTGCACCTGGCGAAGTCGAAGCTTTCCGAGGTCGAGAGCGTCGAGCAGTTGGAGTGGGACTGATGCGAAAGCGCCTCACGAATACCGACTACGCCGCAATGGCTAACGCTGCTGAAGAGCTGGCGGGTATGGGTTCGAGTGAGTGGAGGCGCAGATACAACAAAGCCCTGCGCGACTACTACAGGGCTTTGTCGGTGCGCAAGCCAGTTGCAGCTGGCTTGCGCGTATAGCAATACGTGGAGACCTGAGTATGAGTTACAGAGAGAGCATTCGCAAGTCCGTGCGCTTTGAGGTGTTCAAGCGCGACAACTTCACTTGCCAGTACTGCGGCGCCAAGGCGCCTGACGTGGTCCTGCATGTCGATCACATCAACCCGGTGAGCAAGGGCGGCGACAACGAGATCATCAACCTGGTGACCGCCTGCCTGCCCTGCAATCTCGGCAAGTCGGATCGCCTGCTGTCGGACACCTCAATGCTGGATCGTCAGCGGGCCCAGTTGGAAGACCTGAACGAGCGCCGCGAGCAGCTGGAAATGATGCTGGCCTGGCGCGATGAGCTCCAGTCTTTCGGTGAAGAGACCGTACAGCTGATTGCCGATCGCATCACCGCGCGCATGGTCGGCCACTCGGTCAACGAGCACGGCAAGACGGTAATCCGCAAATGGATCAAGAAGTTCTCCGTCGAGGAGATCCTGGACGCCCTGGACATCGCCGCCGACAAGCTCAGCACTGCGCCCGATCAGGAGGAAGTGCTGGAGTGCTTCGATGCCATTCCTCGCATTTGCGTCACCCGGCGCCTTCCCGAAGCAAAGCAGAAAATGCTCTACGCCAGAGGAATCCTGCGCCGCCGGATTTATGTCAACGAAGCTCACGTCATGCCGCTGATGGCCAAGGCCATCGAGGCGGGTCTCGAGGTGGAAGAGCTGATCGAATTTGCGAAACAAGTGAAGAACTGGACCGAATTCCGGGCAGAGATGGAGGAAATCGCAAATGGCTAGGGCCCGCAACATCAAACCCGGAATCATGGCAAACGAAGACCTAGCAGAGCTAGATCCTCTCGCTCGCCTGCTGTTCATCTACCTCTGGATGTTGGCCGATCGGGAAGGGCGCCTTGAGGATCGCCCGAAACGGATCAAGGCCGAGGCACTTCCCTACGACAACGTAGACGCTGACTTGATGCTGGATGATCTGGCCAAGGCAGGGTTCATCCATCGCTATGAGGCTGCCGGGGTCAAGCTGATTCAGGTTCTTAACTTTGCCAAGCATCAGACACCTCATGTCCGTGAGCAGGCCAGTTCTCTCCCGGGCGTTGACGCAGAACACCCAAAGAGAGAACAAGGCACAACCAAGGAAGTGCCTGGTCACAACCAAGGCTGTGCTGAGCAATCGCCAAGATCGCCTGATTCTCTGATTCCGGATTCTCTGATTCCAGAGGAAGAGCATGTCGACGCTGACGCCTCGACCCATTCCGCTCCGCAGCAAGCAGCAGAGCAAGAGCCTGGCTCCGGCCAGACCGCACAGCTGTTCCAGATTGATCGCATCCCTTACGAGAAGATCCGCGACCTGTACAACCAGATCCTCGGTGGAAAGCTCAAGCGCTGCATGGGAGTGACGGAGGCTCACCGGAAGCACATCCGCGCCGCGTACAACCTCAAGCTCGATGGCGGGTTCCCGGTCCGTGACGGTGGACTGTCGTTTTGGGAAGGGCTGTTCAACGACGTTCTGGATTGCCCCTTCATGCTGGGCAACAACAACCGGGGGTGGCGCGCAGACTTCGAGTTCCTGACAACCGCCAGCAAGATCCAGCGCTTCATGGAGGGCAAGTACGATGCCGCATGAGCGTCCTCTGGTAGCGATGGAAGCTGAGCAGGGTGTGCTTGGCGCGCTGATGAAGAAACCGGAACTGTGCGAGGTTGTTGGGGCTTTCCTTTCCCCGACCGACTTCAGCCATGCCGACAACTCGGTGATCTACAGCCTGATCCTTGCCTGTCATTCGAAGGCCATCGTGCCTGACCCGCTTTCTCTGGCGGAGGCTAGGTCGGAGCTTCCAAGTGGCGCCTTTACGCTTGCATACGCCAACGATCTATGGCGCGAGGTTGCAAGCACAGCTAGCGCCGAAAACTTCGCCAGGATTGTCGTCGAGCGTGCAAAGGCTCGGGAGCTGTACGAAGCGGGCGAACGGATCATGAACATCGCCCTTCAGAGAGGGAAAATCCCGGACCAGGTGGCTGAAGCGCAGAGCATCGTTCTCGATCTCAACGCCCAGGACGAGACTCCTGATGTGGTGACACTGCGCGAGGCAATGCTCCCAGTCTTCGACGAAATGGAAGTTCGCTGGAAGGGAACTCAGTCGGTCGGACTGAAGTTCAACCTGCCAGACCTCGATGCCGTTATCCAGGGATTGCGTCCCGGCAACCTGGCAATCATCGCTGGTCGGCCTGGCACGGGTAAGACGGTTCTCGGGGTGGGGATTGCTGACGAAATTGCCGTTCGCAACCGGGGCGCCGCGTTGATCTTCTCGCTGGAGATGTCTCAAGCCGAACTTGCAAAGCGCTCGCTCGCATCGCTTTCTGGTGTTTCGCAAGCGGCGATCGACTCAGGCAAAGCGCTGGAGTGCCAGGACTCTATTGCGCGCATGACTGCCGCAGTGGACCAAGTCTCCAGGGGTGATGTGCGAATTTGCGACAAGGGAGGACTGACTTTCAGTCGGATCTGCTCCATCGCCCGATTCCAGCATCGAGCAAAGCCGCTGAGCCTGATCGTCATCGACTATCTCGGGCTTATCACCTCAGATCCGAGTCACCGTCATCAGAACCGAAACCAAGAACTTGGCGCCATAAGCCGAGGGCTCAAGGCTCTCGCCAAAGAGCTTGGCATTCCAATTGTCGCGCTTGCTCAGCTCAATCGGAGCATCGAAACCCGGGCCGACGCCAAGCCAAAAATGAGCGACCTGCGCGATTCCGGCGAGATCGAACAAGACGCCGACGTGATCATCATGGCTCACCGGGATATGAGCACTGAGCGTGGACAGAACGGTATCACCGAGCTTGATGTCGTGAAGTGTCGACACGCAAAGCCGGGCTTCTGCCTGTTGCAGTTCCAGGGTGAGTTCGCGCGCTTCGTCAGTTGCGCCCAGGACCGGGAAGAGCAGCAGGAGCAGACGGTTCGTCCGCAGCGTCCTTCCGCGCGATCAATGGTAGCTGACTTCAAGCCGCGAGGTGCCCAATGAAACGCTCCTTGACCGTAGTCGTAGGCGCCAAGCGCTTCACGATGATTCTGATGGAGGACTGCGACCCGCTCGCGGTCGTGAAGAGCATTTGGCCTGAAGGGAGGATCGAGCAGTGACTCCCGCAAAACAGGAATCCCTCATGCAGGGCCAGACCGGCATCGCGAAGAAGGTCTATGAGTGCGTACCGATCTCTGAGCCCTGGCGTTCGTTCCAGGTGCTCACCGCGCTCCGCAACATGACCGGAAGCACGCCGGACGTTCGGATTGTCCAGGGCTGTCTGCGCGATCTGGTCGATTCCGGACTGATCCGCCGCACTGGTACTGACCACTACCAACGAATCCAAGTCGAGAAAAAGACCAAGCCTCAGGAGCCGAAGATGGGCGAGCCCGCGAAGAAGATCGAAACCCAGTCCGAGCAGAAGCGCTTTGCCTCCCCGCTGGAGATGCTGGGCGAACTGGCAAATGAGCTCGCCGGCATGGCCGAGCACATGAAGCGCCTGTCTGATCGCATCGAGGACGTCGCTCTGGCAGTCGAGCAGGAACGCGAATCGAACGCTAAGTCGATGGAAAGCTATCGCCAGCTCAAGGCACTGCTGAAGAGCCTGCAAGGGGAGGGCGAGTGACATGGATATCGTAGACATCGCCAACGACTACGCCGAGCGTGAACTCGCTGAACGGCTTAATGCCCGAGTCCAGTACATCCATTACTTGGGGGAGGGCCTGGCCGACTGCGAGGACTGCGGAGAAGAGATTCCGGTAGCGCGGCGGGCACTCGTTCCTGGGGTTAGGAAGTGCCGGGACTGCGCGGAACTGGCTGAGCGGAGGGCTGTGTGATGGATGTTAAAACGCACTATTGCTCGTTCTGCGGAGAGTCCGAGCACGACCTAAAGGCGCTCATCAAAGGCCCGTCGGCGCTTATCTGTGATGCATGTGTTGCTCTGTGTGTGGAACTGCTCGAGGACAAGGGCCATTGGCCGCCAGTTCCTTGTGGTTCTGGAGTTTCCGAATCCAATCCGGAGGAGGTCGAGTGATGCGGAACTATCGCAAGCCAGAAATGTACTCGGACGCCGATTGGGAAATGGTCCAGGGCTACATGGCCGGCAAGGATGGCCTGCGCGCCGAACGGTCCACGGCAGCCTACATGCATGGTTATCGAAATGGGGTTTCGGACAGGACTGGTGTTCCTCACGAACGCGCCGAGGTTCTTCGTCGCCGTGCGGAGATGATCCCCGGTATCACTACCGGGCGGAGGTCGGCAAATGGCTAACCCCAGATTCCAGCTCCGCAACGAGACCGACCGTCAGCGCGCTATAGCGATCCTTCAGCGAGTTGACCTGACTGAGGGCAAGACCTGGAGCCTCCACGACGAAGCCCGCAGTGACGCCCAGAACAGGCGTATGTGGGCCATGTTGCGCGACATCAGTCAGCAGGTCGAGTGGTATGGCCGGAAGCTGGACGATGAAAGCTGGAAGCACATCTTCAGCGCGGCGGTACAGCAACAGGACGCAGTGCCCGGCATCAACGGCGGCTTCGTGGTCCTCGGCGTCTCGACCCGTAAGCAGTCCAAGAAATGGTTCAACGAAATGTTCCTGGTGATGGAGTCCTTCGCTGCTGAGCGCGGAGTGAAGTTCACCACTCGTGATTATTGGGAGGCCGCATGAGCAAGTTCAAGGCGGGCGATCTCGCTCTTAATCTGCAAGACATCCCCAACTGCATCAGTGCGGGAGTGGTAGTCGAGTTGATGTCTCGACTTGCCCCCGGTGATCTGTTTGCCGAAGACGGCCAGACCTTTCGGGTGATTCGGCCAGCTTGGTGGGTGCTCCATGAAGGAGACCGGCTCTACATACCTGAACGGTATCTCATGCCCCTGCGCGGCGACTTCCAGCCCGAGCAGCAGAAGGCGAAGGAGGAGGTGGCTTGAATACTTTCATCGGCATCTGCCTAGGCTTTTTCCTGTGCATGTTCTTGAACGCTGCCATGCGCAATGAACGTGACAGCACCGATGCGCCTGGTGGGCGCAGTGGAATGCGCCTGCACACCGACCACGCTACTGGCTTGCAGTATCTCAGCGTTCCAGGCGGCGGTATTACCCCTCGTCTCGGACTGGATGGGAAGCAGATGCGCGCGGATGGTGCCGAATGACGCCCTCCACCCGTCAGCGCAAGCCCAGGAAGTGCCAGAACCCTGCATGCAGCCAGGAGTTCACCCCTCGCTTCAGCAGCACGCAAAAGGTCTGCTCGCCAGCCTGCGCCCTGGCCATCAAGGACAAGCACTCAAAGCCGGCGAGAAAGGCCATCGCCGACCGCGAGCGCCGGGAGATCAAGGCGCGTAAGGAGAAGCTGAAGAATCACAGCGATTTCGTGAAGGATGCCGAGAAGGCGGTTCGTGACTACCGGCGAACCTACGAACTTTCCATCGGCAGCGGCTGCATAAGCTGCGGCAAGTCTCAGGCCGAGGTACTAGCCGAACAAGGCTGGAAGACTGGAGGTGCATTCGACGCAGGGCATTTTCTCGGCAAGGGGGCAAGGCCCGAGCACCGCCTGGAGCCATCCAACATATGGCTTCAATGCAAGGCCTGTAACGCGGGCTCAAGCAAGTACGCCAGGAAGGGGCTTACCGTTTCCCAGGGCTTCCGTGAGGGCTTGATCGAACGCATCGGCCTGGAAGCTGTAGAGGCTCTGGAAGCCGATCACCGTCCCCGCAAGTACACCAACGACGAACTGAAGGCGATCACCGCCGAGTACCGCGCCAAGCTGCGCGAGCTGAAGAGGGTAACGGCATGAAGCTATCCGCGAAACTTTGGTGCCTCATAGGCGTTCACGAATACAAGGTCATGTCGAGCGGAGAGGTTATCTATATCGGTCTTGATGGAAGGCCCGATGGAACCTCAGGAACCTACTTCGTTAACCGCTGCGAGATTTGCGGAAAGATCAAGGAGTGGCGGGTTTGACGTTGGCGGAATACATCGCCAAGCAGTGGGCAATCCTTCGTGAATATGGGCTGATTAAGGGGGAAGGGAAATGAATCTGAACAGCGCACGCATTGCCTGGCACGATGCGTTCTATACCCCTTGGAACAGCGGAATGGCTGAGGCGGCGGAGCGAGCTGCTCTTGGAATTGTCGAGGCTGGCGGATATGTCCGGCGCCGCATCACCGAGATCGACGATGATGGGGATGCTGTCTCCTACAGCCAGCACACCTTCGTGCCAGGAATCCACCAGACCAGGACTGAGCGCGACATTAGCACTCCTCGGGCTGTTCACCAGGCGCTCGCCGGCGTGATTCAAAAGGCGATCGATACCCTCCCGGCGCACCTGAAGGTGTTCGGCAATCACATGTACAGCCCGATGGCCGGCGAAGACGACAAAGAGACAGCGGAAGAGATCGTGTTCAGGGTCGCGTACGAAACTGGCCCAAGGATGTACACGAAGAAATTCGAGAAGGCGCGCTATGTCGCTGCGGGAGTCTTGTTCCGGTACCGTCGCATGCACCAGGGCGGCCAGAGCGAAGGCGTTGATCCCTGCCCAAGCCCTGAGTCGTTCCGCGCCTGGCTTGACCGTATGCATGGCATTGAACTTGACCCAAGAAACTGGGATAGGGAATGGGACGGCTTTATCCAGGCCTGTTTCGATGCCTGCAACGATCTCGACAAGGCCGCGCTTGTGCCTGTCTCTTCGGCGATAAAAATGATGAAAAATGCTGCTTGACGACAAATGTGCGGCTGAGGCAGACTTATCTCCATCGTGACAAATTCGCCTCTGGCGAAAGTCACCACCGAAGCCCTGGCATCTGCCGGGGCTTTTTCGTTTCCGGGGCATGGATGAATCTCGAGCATCGCATAAGACGCTGGCTTCTTCAGGCTGAGCGACGTGGCAAGCCGATCCACGCAATTCTCATCCACCCCGACGATATCCAATCTGCAAGAAAGATCTGCCGGTTCGCGCCAGTAAAGGTGCTCGGCATTGAAGTACGCCGGTATGGCGCAACAGGGAGCGCTGCTGATTTGTAATCAGAGGGTTGCGGGTTCGACTCCTGCTGCCGGCACCACACTACAAGGCCCAGGCAATGACCTGGGCTTTTCTGCATCTGGAGTAAGCAAATGGACCCGATGACGACCGTTGGCGGAGGTCTCTTCGCCAAGTACAGCGTCGCTATTGCCGGGTTCTGGGGGTCTATTCTGTCCCTTGGATTCCTGAGCGGCCTGAACCGCTGGCAAGCCGCGCTCGCTGTAGCAACCGGATTCGGGTGCTCAACCTATTGGACTGCTCCGGTTGCCGCATGGCTTTCGCGTGAGTACGAGATTCCACTCGATGACGCATTTCTGAGTGGTGTCGCATTCACCATTGGTTTGCTGGCGATGAATATCATCCCCGGCCTGAAGGCGGCAGTAACGGCAATCACAGAGCGGTTCCTTCCTACGAGAGGAACCTGATCATGATCATGTCGATTCTGGCGGCGCTGGATGCGCTGCTGTGTGTGCTTGTCGTTGTAGCTGCTCTGGAGTTCCTGCGCACCGTCCAGCTGTCTGGGCAGCCGCTATTGGGTATCTCCTTCTACCTGGTGGCAGGTGGTGCATTCGGAATCCTGTACGGAATCATGAAGGGCGCACCGGTTAATCCATTTTCGGTGATCCTCCATGCTGGGCTCGTACTTTACGCCTGGTCCCGGCGCCGGCAGATATTCGGAAGCGACTGGTCGTGGAACTGAAGCGACCTAACCCTCCAGAGACGATCGGGCAGTTCGCGGAAGGCGAAGATTGGGCGGACGCCTTTGTCCCCGCTCAGGATGTTCTGGCTTGGGCGAAGTCAGTGTTAATCGATCCGAACGGAATCCTGGGCAATGAAGACCACGCCCACCTACAAGACGCTCCTCTCGCTTTCCTATGGGCTGCCTCCAGCTTCACCAAGCAGGGGAGGACGGTACTGGGTCAGTGCGAAGAGGTGACGTTCCGCTGTGGAGCCTGGCAGAAGGGTAGGCAGGAACAGCAGATGATCCGTTGGTTCGGATACCTGCCGAGGTTTCTGATCACCCTGGCTGCTGACTACTGCTCCCAGTGCTCCGACGCGGAGTTCTGCGCATTGGTCGAGCATGAGCTCTACCACATCTGCCAAGAGCACAACCAATATGGCGAGCCCAAGTTCACCGAGGAGGGCTTTCCAAAGCTGAAGCTCCGCGGGCATGACGTCGAGGAGTTCGTCGGCGTGGTGAGGCGGTACGGCCCAAGCAAGGACGTGCAGTATCTCATCGACGCTGCTAGCAGGCCTCCAGAGGTGGCCAAAATTAACATTTCGAGAGCCTGCGGTACGTGCCTGCTGAAGTCGGCATAGCCACGACAGGCCCATGACAGGAAGAAAAACGATGGCAACCCTGAACAGCGACGTGAAGGCGTTCATCGTTCAGGCGCTGGCCTGTTTCGATACGCCATCCCAGGTTGCGGAATCGGTCAAGAAGGAATTCGGCATCGAGGTCAGTCGGCAGCAGATCGAGTCGCACGACCCGAACAAGGTGTGCAGCAAGGGCCTTGCCGCGAAGTGGCGGATCCTCTTCGAGGACACCCGCAAGCGCTTCCGCGAGGAGATCGCCGACATCCCGATCGCCAACCGCGCCTACCGACTGAGGGCATTGGGTCGGATGGCTGAGCGCGCCGAGGGCATGCGAAACATGGCCCTGGCTGCCCAGCTTTACGAGCAGGCCGCCAAGGAGTCGGGTGGCATGTACAGCAACAAGCACCAGCTCGAGCACTCTGGTCCTGGCGGAGGTCCGATCCCGACAATGCCGACCACCATCCAGCTTGTGGCGCCAGGCCATGACCACGGCGAAGATTGAACTTCCGCCAAAGCTGATACCAGTCTTCTCAGGCCCTGCCCGGTACCGCGGCGCCCATGGTGGACGAGGCAGTGCCAAAACGCGCACGTTCGCCAAGATGACGGCAGTAAGGGCGTACATGTACGCGGAGGCTGGAATCAGTGGCGTGATCCTCGGGGCGCGCGAGTACATGAACTCGCTTGAAGAGTCCTCCATGGAGGAAATCAAGCAGGCAATTCGATCCGAGCCATGGCTGGACGCGTACTTTGACATTGGTGAGAAGTACATTCGGACCAAGAATCGCCGAATTTCGTATGTGTTCTGCGGATTGCGCCATAACCTCGACAGCATCAAGTCGAAGGCCAGAATCCTGATCGCCTGGGTTGACGAGGCTGAAAACGTCAGCGAAACGGCGTGGATAAAGCTCCTGCCGACGGTTCGTGAGAACGACTCGGAGGTCTGGATTACCTGGAACCCGGAGCGCGATGGAAGCGCCACCGACACCCGGTTCCGGAAGAACATGCCGGCAGGCGCAAAAATCGTCGAGATGAACTACACGGACAATCCGTGGTTTCCCGATGTGCTCGATCAGGAGCGCCTGAACGACCGGCAGACGCTGGACGACCAGACCTATGCCTGGATCTGGGATGGCGCCTACCGCGAGAACAGCGACGCTCAGATCCTTGCTGGCAAGTACCGGGTGGCCGAGTTCGAGCCTGGTCCCGATTGGGATGGCCCTTACTACGGCATCGACTGGGGGTTCAGCCAGGACCCGACTGTCGGCGTCAAATGCTGGATTTACGACCGCAGGCTTTGGATTGAGCACGAAGCCGGAAAGGTTGGACTTGAGAACGACGATATCGCTGAGTACATGATCAGGCGCTTGCCAGGGATCGAACGACATGCAGTCCGAGCCGACTCGGCCAGGCCGGAGACGATCAGCCACGTCAGGAGTAAAGGGAAAGATGGCAGTCGTGCATGTCTGCCCAGGATCGAAGGTGTCGAGAAATGGAAAGGCAGCGTCGAGGACGGCATTGCCCACCTTCGCAGCTATGTCGAGATCGTGATCCATGAGCGATGCACGAAAACCCTCCGCGAGGCCAGGCTATACAGCTACAAGGTAGACCGGCAGACCGGGGATGTGCTTACCGATATCGTCGACAAGAACAACCACTACTGGGACGCCACACGCTACGCGTTGGGCCCGCTGATCAAGCGCCGCGGCGCGGTCGGTATGCTGCTACCAGGAGCCCGCTGATGGCCATCTTCATCCTCACGGAGCGCGCAACCAGCCGCTCCATGGTGGTCCGTGCTCGCTGCACGTCCTGCGCCCGCACCGTGGCGGTCGAGAACGCTGGCGCTGAAGGGACGATGGTATGGCGCGACCCCAACCTCTCTTCTGTCGAACTGGTCCGCGAGACGGACAAGCCAGGCCTCATCCTGAAATCGGACTGACCATGACTGACAAACTCGACCTCGCGGTCAATCACGCGATGAGCAGTGCTGTCGCGCGTGCGCGAATGAGCCTGCTGAACCAGGGCATCGGCCATGACGCCAAGCGGCCGCAGGCATGGTGCGAGTATGGTTTCCCTCAGGAAATCACGTTCAACGACCTGTACACCATGTACCGGCGGGGCGGTATTGCCCATGGCGCGGTCGAGAAGATCGTCACCACGTGCTGGAAGACAAATCCGCAGGTCATCGAGGGCGACGATCAGGACCGCTCCAAGGACGAAACCGAGTGGGAGAGGAAGAACAAGCCGTTGATCGCAGGCGGCAGGTTCTGGCGGGCTGTCTCCGAAGCCGACCGGCGCCGCTTGGTGGGTCGGTATTCCGGGTTGCTCCTGCACATCAGGGATAGCCAGCCGTGGGATATGCCTGTCACGGGAAAGGTCAATGGCCTGGCGAAGGTCACCCCGGCCTGGGCTGGGTGCCTTAAGCCGAAGTCGTTCGACGAAAAGCTAGATAGCGAGACCTACGGGCAGCCCACCATGTGGGAATACACCGAGGCCTCCCAAGCCGGGCGCCCTGGCCTGGTGCGGGATATCCATCCGGATCGGGTGTTTATCCTCGGCGACTGGACCGGCGATGCAATCGGCTTCCTGGAGCCTGCCTACAACTCCTTCATCAGCCTTGAGAAGGTCGAGGGAGGCAGTGGCGAATCGTTCCTCAAGAACGCCGCACGTCAGCTCCTGCTGAACTTCGACAAGGAGATTCAGCTCGGCGAGATCGCCAGCACCTACGGCGTGACGATCGATGCGCTCAACGAACGCTTCAACGAGGCGGCGCGTCAGTTAAACCGCGGCAACGATGTCCTGCTTCCAACCCAGGGGGCGACCGTCACGCAGATGGTGTCCGCCGTTTCGGACCCCAGCCCAACCTACAACGTCAACCTGCAAACCGCCGCCGCCGGGGTCGACATCCCGACCAAGATTCTGGTGGGCATGCAGACCGGCGAGCGGGCGAGCAGTGAGGACCAGAAGTACCACAACGCCAGATGCCAGGCGCGCCGGGTGCAAGAACTGACGTTCGAGATCAACGACCTGTTCGGGCACCTGATGCGCATCGGCGTGGTCCCTCTGAAGGCCGAGTTCACGGCAATCTGGGATGACCTCACCGTTCCAACCAAGGCCGAGCGCCTGGCCAACTCCAAGACCATGAGCGAGATCAACAGCGCCGCAATCGGCACTGGCGAGCCGGTATTCACCGCGGAGGAGATCCGCGAAGAGGCTGGCTACGACCCGCTCGTGGGCGGTGACCCGCTGCCTGATACCGAACCGGAGGATGAAGATGCCGCGCGCACCGATCCTACCGGCGAGCAGCAGTGACCCGACCGGGGTAGATCGACTGGAAAGGGGCGCAATGCGCGAGTTCGACAGGCGCATGCGGAAAATCCGGGATGGCTATGTCGCTGCCTTGGACCGAATCCCGGCCCAGCCGGTGGTGAATGAGCAGTACACCTACCGTCTCGACCAGGCCCTTCTCTCCGCGATCTTCGCCGACACCAACCTGATGGTCGACGAGATACTGCAGGAGGGCGGGGAGCGCGACCTCTGGTTCTTCGAATCCTATGTCGGGGTTGCCTACATCCGCGGTACCGCACAGACGCATGCCAACCTGGCGCAGCAATCGCCTGCATACCGCGCCGGCCGGGAATCGCTGGATGTCCTGCTTCGATCCGACGCCTACCGCGCGCGGATGGCACTGCTTCGCGCCCGGGAGTTCGAGGAGATGAAGGGCTTGTCCGGCCAAGTCAAGGCCGACATGGCGCGCATTCTCGCCGAGGGCATGGGGCGCGGGAAGAATCCCCGCGAAATCGCACGGGACCTGACCGCACAGACCGGCATCGAGGCGCGTCGCGGCCATCGCATCGCACGCACCGAAGTCACAACCGCTCTCCGAAGGGCTCGCTGGGACGAGAAAGACGCTGCTGAGGCCGACTACGGCGTTCAGTCGAAGCTGATGCATATGTCGGCCCTGTCCCCCAGCACCAGGGCAACCCATGCGGCCAGGCACGCCAGGCTCTACACCTCGGACGAGGTGAGGGACTGGTACAGCCGAGACGGAAACTCGATCAACTGCAAGTGCAGCCAGGTCGAGGTACTGGTCGATGACGAAGGGAATCCGGTTGTCCCGGCCATCGTCGAGCGCGCGCGCCGCAACTACCAAGTCATGAAAGCCAAAGGGCGCGGGCCCTGGGCGAAAGAGGATTGAGCCATGCCCATGCAGGTCAACATCACCACCCAGGTCAACAGCGCCAGCATTCGGCGTGAGACACACAACGGGCGCGAACACCTGGTTCTGCCGAGCTACACCCTGCCGGCCGGCGTGATCATGAACGGTGGTCTCTACACCGCCGAGCAGATCGACAAGCACTACCCAGGCCTGGAGGGAACGCTGGCGCCGCTCGGGCACCCGATGGTCGACGGGAAGTTCGTGTCTGCGTTCTCGCCTGAGGGGATCAACGCCGCCCACGTCGGCGCCTGGAACCGCAACGTGAAGAAGTCCGGCAACCGGGTCTACATGGAGAAGTGGGTCGACGTCGAGTTTGCCAAGTCCACGGAGGGCGGCCGTGAACTGTTGCAGCGCGTCGAAGCGCTGGAGAAGGGGGAGGACGTCCCCCCGATCCATACCAGCGTTGCCGCATTCCTCAATCGCATCGAGCCGAACGAAAGCCAGCGTGCCCAGGGCGCGGAGTGGGTCGCCGACATCCAGAGCATGGATCACGACGCGATCCTGCTGCACGAAGTAGGGGCGGCCACTCCTGAGCAGGGCGTCGGCCTGATGGTAAACGCCGACCAGGCTGTCCCGCTTCAGCCGAATTCCGGCGCTCTGGTTGGCGAGTCCTACCGGGAGCGGGAGCAGCGTCTCGATCGCGCCGCAAAGGAGCGATTCGCCTCCGGGCCCGACCAGTACGCATGGGTTGCCGACTTCACCGATTCTCAGGCTGTGATCAGCCGCAATGGCGGTGTGACCGAGGTGTACGGCTACAAGGTCGAGGCAGGGAAGATCGTCTTCGACGAATCCGGCCAGCCCGTTGTCAGGCAAGAGTCCTGGGTCGCCATGGTGGCCAACAGCATCAAGAACATTTTCACCCATCGTCAGGCTCGGCCTGATCAACCTGAGAAGGAGGGCGACATGCCCCTGACCCCCGAAGAAAAGGCCGAAATCGTGAAGGAAATCGGCACCAACACCTCCAGCGCCATCAAGGAACTGGCGGACACCATCATCAAGCCTCTGGCCGACAAGGTCGACGGCCTGGTCGCCAATCACAAGGCGCTGGCCGACACGCTGACCGCCAACCAGCGCGCCGAGGAAGACAGCATGCGCGAAGCGGTCAAGGCCAAGTTTGGCGAGGTCATCGCCAACAGCCTGGCCGGCGACGCGCTCAAGGAACTGTTCAAGCAGTGCGGCGAATCCGCTCCACTGGGCGCCAATGCTGCCACCGACAAAGGCGGCCTCACCGCCGATATCGCCAACCTGCCGAAGGAGTAAGCCATGTCTCGCTATCGTCGCGTGAACATCGACGGCAAGTCGCTGTTCAAGACCGAAACCCGCAAGACCGCCGCGGCACTCCTGCCCGGCACGTTCGCCGTGATCAATGGCAGCGACCTGTTCGCCCAGGCAAGCGCCAGCGTTGGCCGCCTCTACGTCATCGACTGCGCTCACCACGAAGGACTCAACATCCGCGATGCGGTTCCCGCCGGCCATTCGGCCGTGGGCAACTACGTCGAAGAGGGTCGCGAACTCGCCGTGCTGTGCCCGGCCGGCACCTACAAGAAAGACACGCCGATCAAACTCGGCACCAGCGGCCAGGGTGCCATCGCGTCGAGCGATACCGACACGGTCCTCGGGTACAGCCAGGACGATGCAGTCATCGCCTCCGGCGAAACCGACTTCATCCGCATCCGCTTCCGTGTCGGCAGTGTCGCCGCCCCGGCGCCCTAATAGGAGTACGGACACATGTTCCTCACCCAGCAAGCAACCGCCGCCCATCCTCGCCTGATGGGCCACTACCAGGAGTTGCAGGCCAATCGCAACATCTGGAACAACCAGAACGCCGCTATGATCGCCCGCCACCGCGGCGCCATGACCCCCGAAATGCTGGCCTGCAACGCGCTCGCCGGCCTGGGTCGTGAGTTCTGGGCCGAGGTCGACGCCCAGATCATCCAGTACCGCAACCAGGAAACCGGCATGGAGATCGTCAACGATCTCCTGCAGGTGCAGACCGTGCTTCCGATCGGCAAGACCGCCAAGCTCTACAACGTGGTCGGCGACATCGCCGATGATGTGTCGGTGAGCATCGACGGCCAGGCCCCGTACTCCTTCGATCACACCGAGTACAACTCCGATGGCGACCCCATTCCGGTGTTCACCGCCGGCTACGGTGTCAACTGGCGCCATGCCGCCGGCATGAACACCGTCGGCATCGACCTGGTTCTGGACTCGCAGGCTGCGAAGCTCCGCAAGTTCAACAAGCGGATCGTTGCCTACACCCTGGACGGCGCCACCAACATCCAGGTCGAGAACTACCCGGCTCAGGGTCTGCGCAATCACCGCAACACCATCAAGGTCAACCTGGGCTCCGGCGCCGGCGGCGCGAACATCGACCTGACCACCGCCACGCCGCAGCAGATCATCGACTTCTTCACCAAAGGCGCATTCGGCCAAGCTGCGCGTGCCAACAAGGTGGACGCCTACGATGTTCTCTGGGTTTCCCCGGAAATCAACGCCAACCTGTCCCAGCCCTACATGATCACCATGGGCGGCGGTGCCAACGCGGTGGTGGCCGGCACCGTGCTCGATGCGGTCATGCGCTTCATCCCGGCGCGCGCGGTTCGCCAGACCTTCGCCCTGTCGGGCAACGAGTTCCTGGGCTATCAGCGCCGCCGCGACGTGGTCACCCCGCTGGTCGGCATGGCTACCGGTGTTATCCCGCTGCCGCGCCCGCTGCCGCAGGTCAACTACAACTTCCAGATCATGAGCGCCATGGGCATCCAGGTGAAGAAGGACGACGAAGGTCTGTCCGGCGTGATCTACGGCGCCAACCTGGCGTAAGGAGAACGACATGCCCAAATACGAGGTGATCAAGCCCTGGAACGGCGTTTCCAAGGGTCAGGTGCTGGAGCTCGAATCACTTGCCGCTGCGCTCCTGCCGAACGTGCGCGAGGTTGGCGCACTCAGGAGCGGAAGCCTGACCTTGGACGTTTCGGCCCAGGTCGACGAAGCGGCCAGGCAAGCTCTCGCCGAAGCGCGTGTATCCGTCGATGCCATGATCGACGAAGCCAAGGCCCAGGCCGGTACCCTGACCCCGGCCATTCCGGACGGTAGCGAGCGCCGCGAGCTGATCAAAGCGCGCCTGAAGGAGCTGAAGATCGAGTTCGATGGCCGCCAGGGCGAGGAAGCGCTTGCCGCCCTGCTGCCGGAGGGCGAACTGGTGAAGCTGTTCCCGGCCAAGTGACCGGTGCGTGACGCGAAGCCGCCTGCGGGCGGCTTCGTCGTTTCTGGCCCCAGAAATGGGGCCTTCTTCTTCCAGGAATCGGACATGATCACAGTTGAACAGGCCCGGCAGTACCTGCAGAGCCAGGGCATCGACAACGTGCCCGATTTCATCCTCGCGGCGTGGATCGAGCAATTGCAGGAGATCCAGGACTGCCTGGATGCCCACTACCCGGCATCGACCGCGCTGCTGATTCAGGCCTACCTGCTGGCGCTGTTTGCGCTGGCCCAGGCCGACAAGTACATCAGCAGCCAGACGGCCCCATCCGGCGCTTCTCGATCGTTCCGCTACCAGGCCTTTGCTGATCGCTGGAAGGCGCAGTTGGCCCTACTGAGCGCCCTGGACAAGCACGGATGCGCGACGGGACTGATCCCGCCGAATCCAACCCAAACCGCCCATGGCGGTCTATGGATCGCGCGAGGCGGCTGCATGTGTGGTGACTCATGAGCACGACAGCGAATTGGAGTTACACCAACACAGCGACGGTTCGGCCATTCCTGCACTTCGACCTTTCGACCCAGGAGGCCGTTTACGGCCATGAGTACGAAATCGCTTGCACCTGGGTAGCGAAGGGAGAGCAGGTCCGCGACAACAGCGGCGCCGAATTCGTATCGCGACACCAGATATTCACCGAGGACCGCCGGCCGAAGTACCTGGACCTGATCCAGTTCGACGGATCCAACGGCTGGGAAGAGATTCGCTCGGTGACGAACTGGGACATGTCCTTCTTCGGTGAACAGCCGGACTTTCTACTGGTGACCTGACATGGCAATCCAAGGCATCGACCGCGTCCGGCGGAATCTTCGCGTGGCTGTCGAAAACATTGCAGAGGGCAGGTCTGAGCGCGCGATATACGAGATCCTCAGCCAGGGCGCTGCTATGGCGCAGACCATGACGCCGATCGACACGTCGAATTTGATCAATAGTCAGACTGCACCCCAGATCAGTAATGGGACTGCTGGGGTGGAAGGGCGGATTGGATATACAGCAGCCTACGCGGCAGCGGTCCATGATGCGCCAGGAACTCTCGCCGGACAGCCAAGGGCGGATTTCGGAAAGACAGCGGACGGAACCGCCTTTGGAGGCGGTACTGGAGTTGGGAACTACTGGGATCCAAATGCAGAGCCAGAGTTTCTCACTAAGGGGTTCGATCAGATTGAATCTGCAATCCCATCAATTCTCCGCAGGATCTACCGCGTATGACCCCCTACGACGCCTTCCAGGATTGGCTGGCTTCGATCCTGGGCGAGGGCTACCAGTACAGCCGTGGGATGTGGGTCGACCACCCGTCGCTCGACTCGGCATTCATCGCAGCGATCCAGCAAACCGGCGGCCCCCCGACTCAGGTCGACATTCGTCGCCTGCGGTTCAAGGTGATCCTCCTCGGCCCGAAGGGCGTCCGGAAACATGTTGTCGACGTCGGCAACTCAATCGAGACCCTGGCGCAGGTAGCGCTTGGTGACAGCGTCCCCTGTGGCGCCGCATCTGTTCGGGCAATCGGCGAGCCGATCGGGCCTGGATACACCACCGAAAACCGGGCCTGGTACAGCCTGGACCTTGAAGTTCTCTATTAATCAGGAGGCCAGACATGGCTTGCAAGAAGCTCAAATTTCCGGGCCGCGACGTCGTGCTCGAGTATTACATCGGGTGCGGCGATGCGCTGCCGGCGGAGAATGACTGGCGCCGTTTTGGGTCGCTCCGCACGAAGGAATTCACCGTCGAGTGGGACACCATCGACGCGACTGATTCCGACTCGGTTGGCGCACTGCGGGAGAACCTGGCCAGTTTCCAGACGCTGACCATTTCCGGTGACGGTACCGTGAAGGCCTCCGGTGCCGGCGCGCAGAACCTGATCGACCTGACGAAGCATGTCGTGAAGCCGGACGCGACCGGCGGACAGCCTGTTGTCTGGATGCGCATGACCTTCCCGGACCTGACCTTCACCGCATTCATGCTCATCAGCAACCTCAGTCGCTCCGCGCCGTACGACGATGTCACCACCTACAGCTTCGAGGCTTCGGCGACCGCTTCCGACTTCGGCCTGATCGTCGAGGATACCCCCGACGCGGATGCGCCGGACCCGACCAGCATTCAGGTCGTGCCGGAGACCCTCTCGCTTACCGTTGGCGAAGGCTTCAACTTCGAGGGCGTCGTGCTGCCTGTTGGCGCTCCGCAAGGCCTGCGCTGGACTTCCAGTGCGCCGACCGTGGCCGCAGTGAACACGGTTACCGGCGAGGTGAGCGCGCTGTCGGCCGGTACCGCCACGATCACCGCCGCTTCCAGCGTCGCCCCGGGCGTCACCGATACCGCAACCGTCACGGTCATCCCGCTGGTGCAGGGCATCACCGTCTCGCCGACATCTGTCTCGATCGCCGAAGGTGCCACCCAGCAACTGACCGCCGCTGTATCTCCGACTGGCGCGGCTCCTGGCCTGGTCTACGAAAGTGCGGCGCCGGCGATTGCTACCGTGAGCTCTACCGGCCTGGTTACCGGCGTTGATGTGGGCACCACCACGGTGAAAATCACCAGTGCGGCGCGGCCGTCGGTGAGCGTGACAGTTCCGGTAACCGTCACTGCGCCGTGATCCTCACCGAGATCGGTGAGATAGGCGTACACACGGCCTCGGGGGAGTTCTTTCTCCTGCGGCCGTCCCTGTACGCCATGACCCAGCTCGGTACGCCGGCCGAGATTGTCGACGTCTTCGCGCGCGTCATGAGCGACCCGATCACTGAGAAGCATCAGGCGGACCAGTTCGCGGACGCCCTGGCCGTGGTGGTGGCCTGTAGTGAGCAGGACCTGTCCGACGTGTTTGGCTACTACGACCAGGATCTTGTCTACCGGCCAGGAACTGCGGACGTCGAGCACCTTGTGCCTCTCGCGCGCTGCCTGCTGAAGCACGGCGTCACAGGAGCGCTTCCGCCGCTTCCCCGGCGCCACGACGAAGAGCCGAACTACTCGGGGGAGTTCGTTGCGCGGGAGTACGTCGCGACGGCGATAGCGCACCTGGGGCTGAGCGAGCGCGAAGCTTGGTCCATGACCATGACCGGCCTGATCGGCGCCCTGCGCGCGAAATACCCCCCAACCGAATCGAACGCTCCGGGCGCCAGAGCCCCGACCGCGGCAGAGCATGACGCGACGATGGAGTGGTTCGACAAGATCGAGGCCAAGCGCAAGGCGCGGGCGAAAGGAGCACCCTGATGGCTGAGAATGTCGGCAGCATCTATTACACCGTCGAGGCGGATACCTCTGGCCTTGTAAACGGCACGAATGCTGCTGACCGTTCATTGGATCAGATGCAGGCAACCATGCGGCGTGCTGATAGCGAGGCGGCACGTCTCAACACGACTGTCACCAAGCTTTCGTCGGCTATTAAGACGATCATCGCGGCGTCAGCGCTCCGCGAGATGGCCAGCATGGTCCAGTCCTATCAGGAGATGGCTGACAGGGTTCGTCTGGCGTCTGCAAGCCAGGAAGAGTATGAAAACGTACAGGCCAGACTGCTCCGTACCGCCAACGGGACATACCGAGCGCTCTCCGAGGCGCAGGAACTCTACATCCGCACTTCTGCAGGCCTGAAAGCTCTCGGATACGACACAACGTCTGCACTGGATGTGATGGATTCGCTGTCGTATGCATTCGTGACCAATGCGACCAAGGCGGATGCAGCAGAGGCAGCGATCAGCCAGTTCTCCAAGGCAATCAACACCGGCAAGGTTTCGGCTGACCAATGGGAAACAATCTCCAGCGCAGTTCCGTCTGTTATTGAGGATATCGGCGCCGCTGCAGGTAAGACGGGGGCGGAAGTCAGGAGTCTTGGTGCGCAGGGGCAATTAACGGCGCAAATGCTCACCGAGGGTCTACGTAAGTCCTTGGAAGAGAACTCAAAGGCAGCCGCCGGCATGTCCAATAACCTGACCGATGCAGGGGTCAGGATTCGGACTGCATTTACTCAAGTCCTTGTTTCGCTGGAAGACCAGACTGGCGCCCTTCAAACCTTCACCAATGGTCTTATTTCGGCTGCTGATGCGCTTCTTGAGTTCGGGCTTGACTCGGAAAAAATGGCAGCATTTCTCGACACTGCAACAGTCGCAGCAGCTTCTCTGGCCTCTGTTGTGGCTGGGCGTCTAGTTACCTCCCTGTATGCAGCAGGTGCGGCCCAAGTGCAAAGATTGCGGGCAACGCTTGAGCAGATAGCAGCTGATCGGAATGCTGCTATAGGTGCACTGAGGCGGGCAGAGGCAGAGAAGGCCGCCGCCGCCGCGGCTGTCGCTCTGGCTCAGGCGGACTTGAATGCTGCCAGGGGTTCAAATGCCCACGCAACAGCTCTAAACGCGCTGCTGGCCGCTAAAGAACGCGACTTGGCCGCCACAAGAGCGCTAACGGCTGCTCAAGCAACGCTGAATGGTGTAGCAACCACCGGGACGGTGGTGATGGGTGGACTTCGATCGGCAATGGCGTTCCTCGGCGGACCGCTTGGGGTTGTTCTGCTGGCAGCAACCGCGATCGCAACATTTGCAACGAATGCACGGGAGGCGAAAGAGCCTACGGACCTTCTAACCCTGTCCGTTGAAAAACTTGGACAGGCACAGCTGAAGGTTGCACAACTGGACATCGACAAGCGAATCCAAGCAGTGAGCGATAAGCTCAAACTGCTTGGGGAAAACTATGCGTTCGCGGCAAAAGAAGCCCAAGGCTCTGGTCGAAGGGCCAATCGATATGCTGAAGATGCCGTGCGTATCCAGGGCGCGGTCGAGGAGCTTACGCAGGAGCTTGACCAGTTACAGAAAAAGCGTTCAGACGTCGACGCAGCCCTAGATAAAAAGAGTTCATCCCCATCTGGTAATGGCCCGGATCGCCAGGCAAACCCGGAGGATACAAAGGCTCTCCAGAATCTTCGCGACGAGGCTGAACTATCTGCTCTCGCGGGTGAAGAACGGGCGAAGCTTGCCGCGCGCAAAAAGCTCAGTGCTGATGCCACAAAAGAGGAGATCGCGGAGGCGGAGCGTCTCGCTGTCCAGATATTCCGCAACAGCGAAGCGCGGAAGCAAGAGAAGAAGTCAGCCTCTGATACCGCCTCTACGGTCAAAAAGTCGATGGAGGATCAGCGTCGCGCTGCCTTGGACAATGAGAAGACTATCGGAGACCTTTCCCAGCAACTGGCACAGGCTGGACTGAAGGGAAAGGAACTGGCAGAAGCTGGGGCGCAATCTCGCCTTAATCCATTCGCCACGCCGGAGCAGGTCGCCCAGGTCCGCGCGCTCGCCGCAGCTCTGTACGAAGCGCAACAGGTCGAAGCCAACAAGCAGTTGCTGGGGCAAATGGACCCTATCGCCGGCGAAGACCAGCGCTACCAGACCGAACTGGAGAATCTGAAAAAGCTGAACGAGGCCAAGTTGCTCGAGGACCAGCGCTACCTGGAACTCAAGGCGCAGGCCGAGCAACAGCACGATGCCACGATGAAGCAACTGGAGGAGGAGCGATTCCGCCGCCAGGCTGCCGGCAACGAGATGATCATGGCAACGCTGGATCAGGTGCAGCAGGCCGGCACGAACGCTCTGACTGGGCTGATAACCGGGGCGAACAACGGTGCCGATGCCATGCGGCAACTGGCCGGCGCCATGCTGAACCAGGTCGTTGGCGCCCTCGTCAAGGTCGGCATCGAACAGGCGAAGAACTTCATCATGGGGCAGAGCATGCAAGCGACCGCAACCGCCCAGGGCATTGCTCAGGCCGGGGCGTTGGCTGGCGCATATGCCCCAGCTGCAGCTGCGGCCTCTGTGGCCTCATTTGGCGGCGCTGCGACGGCAGGCCTTGCTGCAATGGCAGCAGCAATCCCAGCGATGCTAGGCCTCTTCGGAGGACGCCAATATGGCGGAGGCGTCCAGGCAAATGGCCTGTACCGAATCAACGAGAACGGCGCGCCAGAGGTATTCCAGGCTGCGAATGGCCGGCAGTACATGCTGCCGAATACGCGAGGCGAGGTGATCAGCAACGGCGACGCCACCGCGCAGGGCTCGCCGCAGATCAGCCTGCAGATCATCAACAACGGTCCTCCGGTTTCCGCCACCGCCACCATGGACGGGAACAACCTGCGGGTAACTCTCGATGCGGTCGAGCAGGACTTTGCCAACAAGGTTTCGTCCGGCCAGGGGCTTTACCCGAAAGCAATCGAAGGCGCATATGGATTCAAGAGGGCAGGGCGATGATCAAATGGCCTGATGGCCTTCCCTTCCCGCTCAGGGAGGGGTACGGCTTCAAGACGGTAGAGCCAATGGCCAGGACCGTCCTCCAGAGCGGCCGTGCACGCTACCGACGGAACTTCAGCAATGTGCCGGTCAACCTGGAGGTTTCCTGGCTGTTCACCGCTGAGCAGGCGCGTCTGTTCAAGGGGTGGTACCGAGACGTCCTGAAAGACGGCGTCAAGTGGTTCGAGTGCGATTTGCGTACGGAAGAGGGAATCGTTCCGTGCAACCTGCACTTCGAGGGGATCTACGACGGTGGCTATCTCGTCGGGCGCGACCACTGGCGCTTCAACGCGACCGTCGTGATGCGAGAGCGCTCGATCATCGATCCTGGGTGGGCTGAGATTCTGCCCGAGTACATCCTCCTCGCTGACATCTTCGACATCGCGATGAACAGGGAGTGGCCTCGACATGGCGACGGCTCTTGAGCGGTTCTATGCCTCAGGCGGTGAGGACCTGCAGCTCGCCACGATCGAGTTGTCATGCCCGGCGTGGCCGGAGCCTATTCTCATCTGCCAGGGCTATGACGACCTAACCTGCATGACCGAAGACGGGCGGCTGCTGACGTTCATCGCTGGTGCGATCGATGTATCGATTCCGAAGCGAGACAACAGCGGAAACCAGAACGTTGGATTCGCGATCGACAACGCGACCGGATTCGCCCAGCAGCGTATCAACGAAGCGCTGGAGGCTGGCGAGTATGTCACCCTGATCCTGCGGATGTACCTGGAGAGCGATCTCACAGCGCCCGCTGAGCGGCCATACCGCATGAGGGTCAAGACGCCGGGTTTCGAGGGTCTCACTGTTCAGGTCGAGGCCGGTTACTACGACCTCATCAATACCGCCGCGCTGCGCCACATCTACAACGTCAGCGAGTTCTCCGGACTCAAATACTGGCCTTGATCCCATGCCGAACAGATACCTCACCGCCATCTATACCGAGGGCGGGCGGGCACTGCCGTGCCTGGACTGCTGGGGCCTGACGCTCATAGCGCGGGTTGAGCTGTTCGGACTGCCGATGCTGACCGACTTCGATGGTGTCACGCGACTCACCCCGGTTTCGATGCAGCGGGCGTGCGATACGGAGATCCAGCGCGCGCTCGAGCAATGCGAGCCAGGACCTGGGGTCATCGCCGCGGCCTATAGAGGGCGGCTGCTCGATCACGTAGGTCTGCTGGTCGAGGTGGATGGACGCCTGCGGATTCTCGAAATCAACCCGGGAAGCGGGGTGTCGCTCACCCCGCTCCAGATGTTCTCCGACAAATATTCCAAGGTGGTCTTCTACCGTGATCGAAATCTACCCATCGCTCCTTGACGGAGAACCGCTGGAGCGGCATCCGATCGGTCGCAGGATGACGATTCATGCCTGGCTGACCGCGAATTCTCCTGGGTACCGCTGCCACGATGTCCACCCGTTCTCCATCGGTGTTGTCCCCGCCGAGGTTGCGCTCTGCGGTGACCTGACCGACAAGCAGAAAAAGGCGCATGAGGAGTTCGTCCACCCCGGCGAGTGGGCCGAGCGCATCATCGACCGCGGCGACATTGTGAGGATCTACAAGCTCCCGCGCGGGACTGATCCGTTCACGATTACTGCGGCCCTTTTCAAGGGGGCGCAATCGGTTTTTCGGATGCTCATGCCTCAATTGCCCGGCATGCCGACGAACCCCGGGCAGGGCGCGTCGCTCTCTGAAACCAGCGCGCGCGGGAACAAGGTAAAACTCGGCGATGCGATCCGCGAAGTTGCTGGCCGTCGTCTGATTTATCCCGACTACATCCTGCCGCCCAGGAAGTATTTCGCCGGTCCGCGTGAGCAGTGGACCGAAATGCTGTTGTGCATTGGCCGTGGTCGGTTCCAGATCGCCGAAGGTGCAGCGAAAATCGGTGACACGTCGTTCCTGGCACTGGGCGCTGATGCCTCTTTCCAGATTTTCGAACCAGGGCAGAACGTCAGCGGGCACCCGGCATCGGTCTGGTGGCACCTGGTTGAGGAAGTTGGTGCGAGCTCAACTGGTAATGCCGGCCTGGACCTGACCGAGAGCTCCAATCTCACCCCGAACCCGTCGGCAACTACGTTCACGTTTTCCGGAACGAACATCATCATTTCTGCCGGAGCCGGGTCGTTCCCCTCTGACTGGGTTGCGGGGACGATCCTGCGGGTTGAGGCGATGTACCCCTATTCGGTTAACGATGGCGGCGGGACGAATCGCGACGTCGTGACGGGGGATATCGCTCAGCTCGGGCTGGATGTTGGCGATGAGATCGAGGTTGTTGGCACCAACGGCGGCCTCTACATCGTAAACGACATCACCTCCACGTCGATGACGCTCAACTACAGCAACGGTTCTCCGGCGAATGCGCTCCAGACCGGGTCCGGCAGCGCCGCAATCGGCCCGCGCGGACTGCGCTATCGGATCACGGCGTACAGCGCGCAGCAACTCACAGTCGAGCGGCTGACCAGTGCGGGCGGTGTCGATGTTGACTGGCCAGGATTCACCGCTCTCAATTCGTCTACGTCCCGAGTCACCATTGATCCGACCAGCCTAGAAGGGGGCTGGCGCGGTCCCTTCCCGGCGTGCCCAGTATCGGAGAAGACCAACTTCGTCGAGATCGACGTATTTTGCCCGGAAGGGCTTTGCGGTGTAGGCAGGGAAGGGCAGATCTACCAGATCCGCACCTATTACGACATCCAGTGGCGAGACATGGCCATCGGCGGCGCATGGACGACGGTCAGTAAGAACCATGCTGGCAGTTCTCTCGACCAGCAGGGTTTTACGGACGGCATCTCGCTGCCGTACATGATGCGGCCCGAGTTTCGCATCAGAAAAGTGTTCGTCAACCAGGGCGGCAACTCAACATCCGAGTACCGAGACCGCACTCAGTGGTACGGGATGCGCGCGCGCCTCCAGGCTCCGTCGTCCTACGCCGGCGTCACTACAATGGCTGTTCGATATCGGTCGTCTGACCGTATCGCGGCGCAGACAGAAAGCCGCGTCTCGGTAGAGGCTACCCGCATGCTACCGACTCGGCAGAACGGTGCATGGACACCCGAGATAGCAACGCGAGACATCGTCCCATTCCTCTGCTACATCGCGAAGGAACGCGGCTACACCGATGCGGATCTCGATCTTGAGGAACTCGATCGGCTGGACGCAATCTGGAAGGCCCGCGGCGACACGTTTGACATGATCTACGAGGACGGCAAGGTCACGGTCGCGCAGGTCATGGACGATGTGCTTGCCGCCGGGTATGCGGAGAAGACCATTAAGCGCGGCGTGATCTCCGCAGCCCGAGACGAACCAAGGACCACATTCGGGCACATGTACTCGCCGCAGAACATGGATGGTCCGCTGAGGATCAGCATCAGCGCGCCGTCTGAGGACGACTACGACGGCGTCGATGTAGAGTTCGTCAATGCCAACGGCTGGATCGAAGATACCGTCCAGTGCCGCCTGCCCGGCGATGTTGGCAGGAAGGTCGAGAAGATCACGGCTGTCGGTGTCACAAACCGCGATCGCGCCTGGCGCTACGGGATGCGCCGCCGGATGGCTCAGCGATACCGGAGAACTGAGTATTCGTTCGATACCGGCCTAGACGCGCTGAACAGCGAGTTCTGGGATTATGTGGCCCTTGCCGGCGATGTTCCCGGCCCTGGCCTGGCGCAGAGCGCATACCTGAAATCGTTCGTTATCTCTGGAAACTCGGTCCTGATCGAGTCCAGCGAGCCGCTCGACTGGTCACTGCTGAACTCGCCAGCGCTCTACCTGCGGCGCCCAGGCGGAACGGTTTCCGGTGGATATCCGGCGTCGAGGATCGACGACTACCGGCTGAGCATTCCCAGCATCGATTTCGTCCCTGATGTTTCGTGGGAAATCGAACCGCCGCACCTGCTGCTGGGAAATCCATACCCGGTGCTGATCAGTTCCATCGATCCCAACGGAAATACCGCGGCATCTGTTCGTGCGGTGAACTATTCTGAAAGAGTATACGATTATGACGATTCATTTGCGCCTGAGTAATCCAATTTGGCCCCCTTCTTTAGGTTGTCTTCTGCCCAAAGAGGTTGAAGATTTGTATAGTGATTCAGCCTGATTACCTCCTCGTTAGAGGATGCAGAGGAAAGCGGGATCTTGTGGTCAATATGCCACAAATCCCGATTTTCCCAAGTCATTCCGGGCAGAAAAAGAGTCTCTATGTGCAATCGTAACGTATCCCAATCGCATCCAAGTATCTCTGCTGTGGCTGATGATTTTCCTATGCCCTGTCTTTTTAGTACTGTTGATATTCTAGAGCGAATATTGCACCTTAATCTAAATATTGGATCTATGCTTCTTCGAGTTTTCATATAGCTGTTGGCTCTAGAGTTCTCTGTTTCTTTGTTTTTCCTGTAGTAATTTCTTCTTTTTTCAATAAGTTTTTGTGGGTTTTCTTCTTTTCTTTTCTTCCATATTTCTGCATGCCTTCCTTGAATTTTGGATGCCCAAGACTTTGCATGAGCCTTTACCCTATCTTGATTCTTCAATTTCCATGATTTTGAGTATTCTTTTAGTCTCTCTGAGTTATTAAGATAATATGTCTTGCTTTTCAGTCTGATTTTTTCACGATTTTGTTCGCGCCATTCTCTTGTTCTGGAGAGGATTTTTTCATAATTTTGTTTCTCATATTCTTTCTGCTTTGATCGGATTTTTTCGTAATTCAATTCTCTGTATTTTTTTCGTTTTTCGTTTACGCATGACTTGCATTGAGAGTGGAGTCCATCCTTTCTTTGCTTATTTTTTATGAACTCTGATACGTGCAGTTCCTCGTTGCAGCTGCTGCATGTTTTTTTGCTTGTCAATTCAATCTCCTATTCTTGTGTTGTTAGCTTGGACCTGCCGAGCTACGCATCTAAGAATACTGCAAAGCTATAGATTAACCTGGACAACCATACACAACCTAGCCCGCCATAGAGCGGGCTTTTTCATGCTTGGAGAATTTGCATGACTACGTACGCCACCAGCAATCCGCTTGGCTCCAAAGACCCGCGCGACTTGTACGACAACGCCGAGAACTTCGACGCGGCGATGAACGACCGGGTAAACACCACGTGGAATGATCGTTTCGGCGTTAGTCGCCCAACGATGAAAGGGTATGAGGAACAGTTCAACGGCTGGCTGGACGCCCAAGGCTTCGAACCCGGAGTCCTGGAGTACGTCGACGGCTCACCGCTGACCGTAGACCGTCCGACCCAACTGATCCAGCGCGGGGACAACATCTACAGCGTCAAGCGCCCGGCATCGTTCCCCGTTGAGCTGACCGGGAACTGGGCCACCGACCAGACCCTGCTGGTTGCCCAGGTTGACCGGACGCTGCAAGACACACTGGCCACCAGCGCTGGCGCCGGGATGATCGGCTATCGCGAGCGCACCGTAGCCGACCGCTTGAACGACACCGCCAATGTCAAGGACTACGGCGCTATCGCAGATGGGGCGTATCACCCGTTGTCAGAGCGGTTCGCTACGCTCGCCGAGGCGCAGGCGGTCTATCCGCACGCCACTGCGCTGACCGACAGTATCGACTGGGCGGCGTATCAGGCGGCAATCAACTCCGGGGCGCCGCATGTGCATGCGCCAGGCGGCCACTACGTCATGAATCGCGGGACTCTCGCTGAGCGGGATATTCGGTATACCGGCGATGGATATGCTACCCGCGTGGATTTCAGCATGGCCGATGGTCCCGGTAGCTGCATGCTGACGCAGGGCGAGTTGGTGCAAATCGGCGATCTGTCCGTGAGCGTGGTTAAAGGCGCTCGCACGCTGACATTTGCCGCTGCACCAGACCTGGCTCCGGGAGACGTGGTTATCGTGTACAACCCAACTAATGGATCGTGGCTGGCTGACCGCGATCCGTATCGCGCTGGTGAGATGTGGAAGGTTCATTCGGTTAGCGGCAACACCGTTACGATCTATGGCAACAGTTCGTCGGTGTACCTGTTCACCGAGGTTGACGTATACCGCCTGCGCGGCGTGCGTGTCTCTGTTGACCAGATGCATTTCTCGCCGTCTGACACATATTCCATTGCGCCGTTCAAGGTTGTTTTCGGCGATGGCGTTAGAGTTTCGAACTACTACGCCAGCGATGTCTCGCTTTACACGGGGCTAGAGGTAGAGCGTTGTTTTGACGTGTCGATCAATGCATCCTCAACTCCAAACATGTCTCCTGCCGTCAACGATGAATATGGCATGACTATCTCGAACTGCCATAACTTCTCAGTTTACGGTGGTTACGCGGCAGCAACCAGGCATGCCGTGGCGCTGGGCGGAATGGATGACGTATGCTGTGTGCCCAATCGTAACGGCCTGATATACGGCATGCACATTGAAGGTATTGATATCGCGTCGGATATTGGTGCAGGTGATATGCACGGCAATGCCGACAAAATCACGTACGACAACTGTGAGTTTCGGAACGGTGTAATTCTTCAAGGGCGCGATGCCACCGTCCGTAACAGTACGATCTACGGAGTATCAAGTACGTCCGGAGAAGCGCTCTACGGAACCGAAGTTTATGGCGGAACGTACACAATCGAGAACAATCGTTTTATCAGTTATGGAAATGGAGCTTCTTTCGGCATCATCCATATTTCACCTGGGACAAGCCAACGCGAAGCGCTGCTAATCATAGCGAGAAACAATACGTTCGAATTGCCTAACGCGACAGGGTCGACCAAAGTGTTGTTCCTTCGTGGGCGCAATAGTCCGCTACCTTGCAGCGTGAACATCGATGGCATGCATGTCCACATGGCGCCTGTTGCGATGCAGTGCTTCCTTTTCGCAGATGACCAAGTTGCGGCCACTCTGAACAGTAACTATCTCATCGTGGATGGAGTATACGGGCCAAGCGGCACCTATTTGCTGTACCCAACCGCAAAGAACGCAGGTATAGCAACCCGACAGATGCGCCAAGCTGGCGCAGTGAACGTGACCACCACGGCATCCGCTACGGTCGCAGCTCCAGCTCAGACCATTCGCTACCCGTATTCCAAAATGCCCAATGTTAGCGTTCAGGTTTCAAGCCAGTCGGGCGCTGATCAGAGCGCTATCGGATCGATCACGCCTGTGCCGATTGCGTACAATGTTCAGCCCGGCAGCATTCGTCCAGCCATCATGGCCCCTAGTGGATCGTTTGCCGCCGGCGGGTCTGCGCGTCTTCACTGGTCTGCGAGCGTAGACGACATTTAATCCGTTGGCCTGGATGGCTTTTGCATTCAGGCCTTGTTAAATGTCTTGATAGTAAGTTGCGAGAATGAAAACAAGCATGAATGCTGTTGCATACATAACCTGCATGAATTGCGCTAAAATTTTACGATACATTTAGCTGTCCTCGATCTTAAGCTTTGATGATGAATATAGTCCTAGCGCGGCAGGAAGTAACAGGTATGTGAAGTATTTTCCAACAAGGAGAAGCACTATTGTCACTGCCAGAATTGAGAATGCGGATATTTCTCTATTTGTCTGCGCTCTGCCAAGAGCTATATTTATTCCTAGCTCTAACGCAGGGGCTATTGAGATAATCAGTATAAACAAGAATCCGAATAACCCAAGGTCATACCATGCTGAAAGAATATTGTGTATGTACTCGCCTTTTTCATATTTTCCGTAGCTTCCTAATATTGGGCTTTCCATTATCTTGTTTAGGCCTTCAGAAGCTATCCGGCTCCGTTCATTGCTCGAACTGTCATGCTGAAGATCAAGCAGATTCGCTACTCTGCTATCTGGAATCTCCACTAAGCCTGAGCTAATGGTCGCTACTGATCCTACTGCAATTATTATAAGGGAAAGTATAGGAAGCCCCTTGTTTCTTGATGACATAAACTCGTAGATTGCTGCAAAGAGAGCGTATGCTACGAATTCACTTCTCGCACCATTTATGTAAAGACAAGATATCGCTACAGCATGCGCAAGGCATCTGGTTGGCAGTGATCTTAATCCTGTAATAAGAACAACCGAAAGAAGTAAATAGCAGAGGGCGAATGTCTGGTATCCAGGGATCTTGTCTACTTCGCTTGGTAGCTCCCTCAGTGAAAACCTACCGTCTACAGTAAATATAAGAATGCATGCGGATGAAGCAATCCACATGGTCTTAAGAGCTATGCCAGGAAATCGCGCTTTTCTGAAAGTGCCTTTGCATATAAGAAAAACTGCTGCGCATTGTGCGATTGAAATCATGTGCCATGTGAAGATATAGCTTTCTTCTTCTCTGTTGAGAATCACGACGCAGATGAAGAATAGAAGGAATCCAAAATACGTCAGATCAATTACAGCTATTCGACCTGTTCTGAGCGTGGTCCACAGATATAGCGGAGCAAGTACGGCGAGCGCGGCTGCGGATGTTTTCCCAAAGTACCCTGTAATAAGCGCCGGGATCAGGCCATTTGTCGTCGCTACGTAATAAAGAATCGTTCCTGGGAATAGAAGAAGGAAAAGGATGTACGGGACGGTTGAAAACGGAAGCTTGGTCCTATTCATGCGTATTGCCTTTCTCCATTCCTAAAAACGTGGCGCGTAATGGTACGCGCTTCATTCATGCTAGTCATTGGATAGTGAATCGCCATGCCCATCACCGAGCAGCAACTGCTGCAGATACTCCCGAACGCCGGCCCTCGAGCCGGCGTTTTTGTTGGTGCGCTGAACCGCGGGATGACGCGCTTCGGTATCACTTCGCCGGTGCGCGCGGCGGCGTTCCTGGCGCAGATCGGGCACGAGAGCGCCCAGTTGACCCGGCTGGTGGAGAACCTCAACTACAGTGCCCGTGGCCTGGCTGCGACCTGGCCGAGCCGGTACCTCGGCGCCGACGGCCAGCCCAACGCCCTGGCGCAGCGCCTGGCGCGCAACCCCCGAGCCATCGCCAACAACGCCTACGCCTCGCGCAACGGCAATGGCGACGAGGTATCGGGCGACGGCTGGCGGTACCGCGGGCGCGGGCTGCTACAGATCACCGGCCGGGCGAACTACCGCGCCGCCGGCGTCGGGCTGGGCCAGCCGTTGGAGCAGGAACCCGAACTGCTCGAGCAGCCGGAGTGGGCGGCGATCTCGGCGGCCTGGTGGTGGTCGACGCACGGCCTGAACGAACTGGCCGACCGGGGCGAGTTCGCCGCCATCACTCGGCGCATCAACGGCGGCACGAACGGTCAGGCGGAGCGCCTGGCGCTGTGGGAGCGGGCGAAGAGGGTGCTGTCGTGATCTCCGCCCGCGCTTTATCGGTCGCGCTGGCCTGCCTGCTGCTGGTCGGCGTCGGCGCCGCAGGAGGTGTCTGGCTCGGCGCGCGGCACTACCGGCCGCAGCTCGATGCTGCGCTGGCGGATCTGGCTGCCTGCCGTGCCTCCCGGGGCAGCCTGGAGGCCACAGTGGCGGAGCAGGTCCGGCAGGTTGCCGCGCTGCGCCTGGCCGACGAGCAGCGCGCCCGGGATGCCGCGCAGGCGCTGGAGCAGGGACGACAGCAGGCCGCCGAGCGGTATTCCGCCGCCAACCGTCTGCTGCGTGACCGCACCGCCGGCGAGCAGTGTGCGGCTGCCGAGGCGGTCATTGATCAGGAGCTGGGTCTATGAGGGTGGTGCTGATGCTGATGATTGTCGCGCTGGTGGGATGCGCCGGCCGGCAGGAAGCCGAGCCGCGCACGGTGCGCGTAGAAGTTCCGGTGGCGGTGCCGTGCCGAGCGCCCGCGGTCGAGGTGCCGGCCTGGGCAGCGGCTGGGCTGCGGAAAGACGACGACCTACAGACCAAGGTCCGTGCGCTGCTGGCCGAGCGGTTGCAGCGGATCGGGTATGAGGCGCAACTGCTTGCAGCCAACAGGGCATGCCAGTAGGAGTAGACTACGGCCTTTTCCTACGGAGCTTGGTGATGCTGGTGATTCGATTCAAGGGCTGGTCGGTGAAACTCGACCACCAGGTGGGCAGCGCTGGGAAACATGGCATCTGGTCATTCCACGGCTCGGAGAGCAGCTACGTCCCAGACATGCAGACGATTCTCCGGCATGCTGCTATTCGGCCTGCGGAGCCGAAAGAAGGCGGGGAGGTCGAGGTATTCATCTGTGATTCGCGCATGCCGCAGGATGAGTGGCGGCCTGTCGGTAGCGGCGTTGCGGCCTACGAGTCGGACCGCTGAATGCTGGCCGTGACGGAAACGTGAAGCACGGAAATGGAAAACGTGAAAAGGAATTTCACGATTGGCACAGTTTAAGTGATTGCGGTCGGCGTAAACTGTTGTAATATAAGCGCTTCTGAGGTGCGAGACAGGATTTAGGTTCCAGCGCCGCAAGGCGTGAGAGTTCGAGTCTCTCCGTCCGCACCACCTTCAGGCTCGGCTTGTCCGGCCGCTGCGGTTGAAGCCGGAACGTCCGGCACGATTCACGATATGGTGGGCGTAGCTCAGTTGGTAGAGCACAGGATTGTGGCTCCTGGTGTCGTGGGTTCGATTCCCATCGTCCACCCCATATTTCGAAGCGCCAGGCCTTGTGCCTGGCGTTTTCGTTTGCGCTTCTCGATCTCTTCTCCGCTTGCCTTTCCGGCACCCAACCCGCCCTCATGGGGCGACGGCAGGTTGAACTTGTTCCAGCTCCGGCGCTCTTAAGCGAGCCCGTCGTTCCTGGCGGGTCCGTATATGCAGTCTGGGTGAAGCGACATGTCGATGAAATGGACCGAGCAGCGCTTGCGCAAGGCTCTCAAGCAGATGGCGAACAATCATGAATCGGCTGCGGTCGAGGTCATGCGCGCCGTCGAGCGGGCGAACGATCCGAAGCTGGCGCAGCGCCTGCTCGAGGTGATCGAGCAGATGCACCAGGATGCCGATGCGCTGCGCTCCATCGACGACGAAATCGCCAGCGGCGTGATCCGTTGCCAATGAGGCCGTAGACGCTCCGCAGTTCAGGACTTCCCGGCGGAAGCCGGCGCATCCGGCCGGTTCGCCAGTTTCGGGCGCAAGGTCGCGCCCTGGGCTGTGTTCCGGCGAACGGTATAAGGTTGGCGGCCGCGGAAGGCGAAGGCGGTGAACAT